CGCGGTGTGACGACCGGTGAGCGTTTGCTTCACTTTGTTGAGAATCCGGCATACGCAGCGAAGAATCGCTACCAGTGCCCGGAAGAGATCGAAATGACGATCGAAAACTTTGAGAAACTTGTACCTATCGCCAAATAAGGAGAACTACCATGGCTAAATTCGGTTTTGATGTAGCAGAAGTGGACGTTAACGAGCAGGTCGGCGGTGGCAGCTACGCGCCGATTCCTCCGGGCGAGTATTATCTGAAGGCTCTGGATGCAGAAGAGAAAGAGACCAAAGATGGTACCGGCTCTTATATCAATGTGAAGTTCGAGGTTGCTAAAGGTGACCATGCCGGTCGCCTGCTCTGGCAGATCTTCAACATTAACAACAAGAGCGAGAAAGCGCAGAAGATTGGTCGCCAGCAGCTGGTAGCGTGGGCTACTGCCTGCGGTAAACCGGACGCTGATGACACCGATAAGCTGCTGGACAAGGTGTTCCGCGCAGACGTCGAAATCCAGAAAGGTCAAAACGGTTACGCGGACAGTAACCGTATTAAAGGTTTCCTGACCGGTGGCGATGATGCCCCGAAAGCTGCGCCCAAAGCAGCACCTAAGGCGTCTGCAGCGCCGGCAGCGAAGTCTGCTAATCCTTGGGATTAAGTTTCACGGGGAAGTGAAACCGCCCAGCCGGTAGTGGCGGTAGTAACACCGGCAGCGGGGGCAACGAAGTCCTTTCAGACAGTGCTTTATTTGTTGTGACCCCGCACTTTTAATTCAGGAGAAACGATGGTAGCTCTACCACCTAGACCCGAGCAGCAGATTATAGATCGTATTTATGCTGCGATTGAGAAAGAGAAAGCGGATTCAGAAATTTATCTGGGTCGTCTCGGTTCTTCGTTCATCGGGGAAGAATGCATTCGTAAAATTTGGCTAGACTGGAGAGGGTTCTCTAGAGAGAAGATCTCAGGTAGAATGTTGCGACTGTTTGACACCGGTCATCAGCAAGAAGCTAGAATCGTAGCTGACTTACGCCGAGCCGGGTTCGCCGTCTGGGACAAGCAAGACAACGGTAAACAGTTCGAGTTCTCAGATGAAACCGGGCATTTTGTGACCAAAATGGATGGTGTCATAAAAGATGTGCCGGAGTCTGAAAAGACAGCGCATGCTCTTGAAATCAAGACCCATAACAAGGACAGTTTCGCCTCTCTGGTTAAGAAAACTGTAGAATACGCTAAGCCTGAGCACTACGCACAGGTGCAGATAACGATGGCGCTAGCCGGGCTGACCCGGACACTGTACGTCGCGGTCTGCAAGGATAATGAGCAGTTCTACGTTGAGCGTATCAAGGAAGATAAAAAGTCACAGGACAAGCTCAAAACTAAAATCATCAAGCTGACTGAGGCTCGCATGCGTCCGGCAGGGTTGAGCGATGACGCCTCGTCATTCGGCTGCAAGTTCTGCGGTCATAAAGATGTTTGCACCCGGAAGGTAGAACCGCTGCGGAACTGTCGCACTTGCCGTATGTGTTACCCTGGGCAAAGCGGTACGTGGGTCTGCGAACTTAACAACCATACTCTGAGCTTCGACCAACAGCGTCTGGCTTGCGAACACTACGAGGGGTTATAATGATAACTATCGGAATTGATCCGGGTCTTACGGGTGCCGTAGGGGTGCTCCAGGATGGTCGTTTCGTGGGTGTAGAAGACATTCCGACCATTCTCAAGGGAACCGGGTCGGTGAAGCAGGAAGTTGACGCTGCTGGGCTAATTCGCCTACTTAAAGACCGATGCTCAGACCTGGACGTAGAAGTCGCCTTGGAGCGGGTAAATGCTATGCCTGGGCAGGGTGTGTCTAGTGTCTTCAGCCTAGGAGACAGTTTCGGTTGTATTCGAGCTTGTGTAACTGCTGTGAGGTTGCCTTTGAATTACGTAGCTCCGGTGACCTGGAAAAAGCACTTCAAGCTGACTAGTGACAAAGAGATGTCTCGAGCCTTAGCGGTGAGGCTGTTTCCCGAGGCACCGATTAATCTGAAGAAACATAGTGACCGAGCAGAAGCATTGCTTATGGCTCGGTGGCTCTATGAAACCAAATTTGCTTAAGGGGCAGATATGAAAATTTCGCAACTCATCATGCGTTCGCAAGATCTTTTCAACAGCGAATATGTAACTTCTGACGTGAATAGCGCAAATCAGGAAAAGTGGGTTCGTGCTGTTCAGATTCTGGGTAATCGCTGGCTGCTAGCAAAAACGATGAAACGAGAAGAGTGCGTCGTCATCAAGCCTTCTTTCCCGGTGGAAACTGTCTAATGCCGTGGTGGTATATCCGCAGCCTTCTCGGTCCTGGATTACACTGGGGTAGATCTCGAGAAGAACTGCGAGCAGCGATATCTCAAGCATATAAAGACCAAATGCCAGAAGCTGCTGAACATCTCCGTATAATACTAGATTTGCGGAATGAAGTGATGTTCGAAGAAAAAGAACCCCGCGACTAGCACGGGGTTAAATCTACCAAGCGGCAGAGGAGACTATCGTTGCGATTCGGCTTCGATATCCGATTCGATGTCCGGACCGGGAGTGACTTCAACAGCGGGCAAAGACGGAAGTTCTTGCTCGATGTCTGGAGACTCTCCCGGAACCTGCGGAGCCGGGTGAATAGCGATTGCCGAACCGGTCGTTGCGCCTGATTCTCTAGCAGAGGCGCGGACAGCTTTAGGTTGAGACTTTTTGGCTTGATCTTCCAGGAATTTGACCACGGTTGCTACTTCTTTAGGGTCTTTAGACATAAGCATGTTGGCCAGCTTCTCAGCGGTCTTCTCACCCACTTCTCCGCGACGAATAGTCTGCGAGGCAAGATTGGTGAGACTTGGCCAGAAGCCGCCCGTAACAGCATTAGCGACTGCGTCGCCCACGCCACCGTTTTCATCCATTGCCTTTTGAGCCGCGAGACGACGAGCTGTCGGAGACCCGCCAAGAATCTTGTTAGCTTGGTGGTACAGTTCAGCTTCGCGCTGCATCGCAGCTTTGAACAGGTTGAATTCTCCAGCTGAACCGAACAGTGGCTGCAGCTTAGCCGCCATCTCCGGAGAATTGATAATTCTCTCAGCGGAATTGAAGTTGCTGGAGGGATTCATAATCTTGGAATACAGATTACGCGCCACACCGGTACGGAAGGCTTCTTTTTCAGCGTCACCCATCTTAGAAACCAGATTGATAACCTGCTCGTGATCTAGCTTGTTGAAGTCATCATAACCTTTACGCATAGCATCGAGGACTTCGATGTCTCCCGCGTAAGTCTTACGAGCATGCTTGTACGCCGGAACATTCTCATCAATCGCGTTGATGAAGACTTTACGCAGGTCTCGCAGCGAGTTCGCTTCAGCGGTAGACATACCTTGACCACGGAAACCGGATTCGATAGTCGCGTCAATTCCGCGTTTAATGTAGTCCAGGGTGCGGACGTCCGGCAACTGTTTTAGCTTCACGCCGATCGGATTCAGTTTATCGTCACGGACGACTTCGTAGATGTCTTGCAGCTTGTACTTAGTCGGGTCTTCCCCGCGCAACTTCGCAGCCATTGCTTCGGCGTCTGCGATATTCTTAGCTTTGTCAAAGAATCCCTTGAATGTAGGGTTGTTTAGCACCTCTAGGACTCGCGGGTCATCCACGGTTCCGTGAGCGTAGGCGTCTTCGTACAACGAGCCAGCTTTATCGCGGAGTTCCTTAACCATGCGCTGCTCATCGGCGTAATATTCGCCAGGTTTCAGACCTTTTACGGTCTGCTGGTAGGTTCGTTCACGAGCGCCAGCCTTTTGGCCTTTAAGGGTCTTTTCGACGGTTTTAGCACCTGCGCCGGGACGCTGGGCGACGGTCTCTGCCAAGTCGGCCAAGATCTCATCTGTATTGGCGATAACCGAAGGTACGCCTAGCTGACGATCGCGAGCCATGCGAGCCTGAATGTCAGCCGGGGTGATTTTGGCTTGAGAAAGAGCTTCGCCCATCTTCTCACCAGCGCGACGAGTCACGAAGGTTTCCGTAGGAGCCAGGCGTTCTCGCAGCCATCCTGCGCCACCTTTAGTAGCACGCATACCGACCGGGATAGCTACACCGAGAGTACCGCCGACGAGGGCACCAGTGCCGGCTCCGGACAAGCGACCACCTTCAGTAGCAGAACCCGCACCGGAGATGCCGCCTGTCAAAGCACCGCTTGCAGCGAGGCGAGCGAGAGCACCTGCCGTGGAGCGTTGCAGTTGTGCACTACCGACGGTCTGGCCGCCCGGAACCAGCATCATCGCTACGCCCGGAGCCACTCCACCTACGAACTCACCGATACCCGAAGCGTAAGGATGTTCTTTAGAAAACTGACCATATTCAGAACGAATCTTAGCCAGATTTCCTTCATAATTACCCTCTCCGAGCTTGGTGCGAAGCCATGCTTCAGCTTCATCGCCCCAGCCCGCACCGACACCCTGCCCAACAAGTGCGCGAGCGAGGTTAATTCCGTAGTCAGCCATTATTCGAGACCTCCAGGAGCCGGTGTGGTTTCGCGATACAGACCTTGATTGATCTCGTTGAGACGCTTGTTTTCGCGCTCGCGACGAGTCTTGAGAGCCGCGTATGCGTTACGCATGATGATAGCTCTTTCTTCCTTACTCTTTGCGTCAATACCTTCAAGATCCAGCAGGATCTTACGCTCGCCTTCGGTCGGGTTTCCGCCGAACGAAGATTTGAGCTTGGCGAGACCCTGCTTACCGAGCAGATTAGCCTGCGTACGGGTGGCTATAACTTTTGGATCTTTACTTCCCGCAGCCTCAAGCAGCTTGAGCTGTGCCGTGTCAACCAGCGAGCTGTCGAATGTGTTAGGATTGAGCTTATAGGCTTGAGCCAGATCTTTAAGAGCCTGATCCATGTTAGCCAAATTATCTTCGGCTTCGGTCTTCATTTTGACTTCGCCCGGAGTTAGCTTACCGGCTTGTTCTTTCTGGAAGCCAAACTTGTTCTGAGCTAGAGCCAGATTGGCCTGCTGAACCGACAGACCCGCCAAAGCCGTATTTATACCAGAAAGCTGCTTCTCAATATTCGTGTCCGCGATCTGCTTGACACGAGCTTGATACTCCGGAGTTCCCGGAGTCAGACCTTCGTCTTTAGCTTGTTTCCCGGCAGCAGATTCAGGTGCTCCGGATTTGATATACTGCTTAATCATCTCAGTGGCGATGGTTCGCTTATCTTTCATCTCTTCGCCAGCCAACGTGCGCAAGGTTCCCAGTTCTTCCTTAGCACCCTGCATTTTCAGCTTTTGAGCTTCCAGAGCCAGCTGCATGCGGAGTTGACGGTCAGCCGCCGTCGCTGCTCGGGACTCCTTGGCGTGCTCAGCCATAACCTGGCTGGCTTCGCCCAAGGACTCACCGAACTTCCCTGTCTTTGTCGGCTTCGCAAACGCTGCAGCAAGACGGAAGTACATCTCAGCTTTAGAAGGCTGTTCTGTACCTTTCTCCATCATTCCCGTCAAGAGCTTGTTGAATTGCTCAGTTTCAGTGGAAACTCTCTTGCGAGCTGCTTCGAGTTCCGGAGTGTACGTACCTGCTCCAGAGCCGTAGTATTTCTCAAGGAGCGGGGAAATGTCAGAAACCCTATTCGCCGGAGCCTGTTGAACAGGAGCCGCCACTCGGTTCATCATCGGTGGGCGAGGATAATTTGCAGCGTTGACAACCGGAGCCTGAGCAGGTGCTGAAACTTCACGAGTGGCGAACGGGTTCTGCACAACATCATTAGCCGCTAGCTGCAGACCGTCCAGGTCGTAACCCTCTGGCATTTCCGGAGCGCCACCTTCGGCGTAACCTTTTACGGCACCGCCCATGGCCATTTTTAGTCGATTCAGATGGTAACCCATGGTCACTCCTTAGCCCGTGAGACCTTTGTAGACGCTGTACCCGGAAGCCAGCTGAGACAGCGGAGATGCCGAATAAGTCTGACCCGTAGAAGATCCAGACGATGAGGTCGTCGTGGGAACCGACGGAGCCATTCCGCGAACCTGAGCATTGAGCCAGTCGAGCTGGGTCTTCGGGTACTGCTGAGCAAGTTGGAACTGTTGATATTGCGAATCTAGTTCTCTCTGCCTTTGAGCTTGTTGCGCCTGACCCGCAGCCTCCAGAGCCGCCGCATCCGCAGTATTCATCTGTTGACCCTGCTGAGCCATCTGAGCCATTTGGCTGAGAGCGGACTGCTGGCGGGTGAGATCGGCTTGAGAAGCACCCAGAGCTTGGGTATAACCCTGCTGAGCCGCCTGAGTCTGCGCGTTTACGATAGCTTCTTGAGTATCTCGCAGTGCGCGGGAACCGAATTCACCCATACGACCGCTACCGAACTGCCCGGCACGAATGAACGTGTCAGAAACACCAGGTAGAAGGTTTTCAGTCAAATTACGCGCACCCTGCTTAGCGATAACATCCAGAACACCCTGCTGGTAAGGGTTCATGTAATTCTGAATATTTGCCACGGATGAGGTGTTGGCGAGGTTCTGCGTGCCGGCTTGAGCCGTACCCATAGCCGGTTGCCAAGAACCCTGATTAGCTTTAATCTGGGAATACGCCTGCTGCTGTTCCGGAGTCATTCCGGCAACCAGCTGCCCTTGGTACTGTTGGAAAGGAGCGTTGGCAGTCTGAGTAGCCCACTGAATCTGGTTATAAATCGCATCCTGCATCCACTTCGGGGTCTGAGACGACGAAGTGGTGTAAGACGTTGCCGTCTGCGGAGTTCCTTCAAACAAGCTAGCCATTATACTGCTCCCTTGAGATAAGCCAGCGGAGATTTAGCGTTTGGGCTAAATTTACCACGGGCTAGGGTTTTACCTTTATGCTTACGAATCTGTTCACGCATCTGATCCAAACGCTGGGCACCCGCCTTACTGGAACCGTCTCCGAGCAGTGCAACCGTTTCAGCGTCCATTACGTATTCGCCATCAGACAGCCTGGCGTCGATAGTGTCGGCACGACCGGAACCAGAACCCTGCGCAAAACGCGCCAGCGGGGAAATAGAACCACCCTGAGCCTTTTTAACGGAATTATACTGCCCAGAAGTGATCTGTGGCCAGTTTTTGGCCATGAAAGTTCCTAGATCTTGATTGGCAGCTGTCGCATCGTTCTGCATTCTGTCCCAATCCCAAGAAATCGACGGACGATTGAAGTATTCTTGCTGATCGGGAGACAGTTTTTGAACCGCCTGCTGAACCGGCTGCGGAGCACTGCTCAGGGAACCTAAAAGTGCCGCACCTGCCAGGAGTTGCGTAGGGGAAATGTTACTCACCGCGTTCATAATTTTATTGGTGTAATCTGTTCCGCTCGGAGTTAGCAGGCCGCTTTGAGCCTCCATAGGCACGCTTTGCAAACCCGAACCGGAGCTGCCAATATTTGATCCCGCAGGAGCTTGTCCTGTTAGAGAGTAATCAATGTTTACGTTACCACTATAACTCGGTATTTTAGAAAGACTATATTGTGCAGCCGGATCACTGACTACGCTATCTTGATACACTGTAGGTTTCAAACCTTCAACAACCGCATCTGAAGGTTTCATTTTCAGACCTGGAGCGTTGTTAACTCGGGGAGAAGTCATCGCCGTAGCAATACCGCTCAGAGCACTACCGACAGCCGCTTCCTTGGGAGAATAACCGGCTGACATCATGTTACCGAAGGTTTTACCTGCCGCTTGAGTACCTGCACCAACCGCGCCAGTTCCGAGTTCTCCAAATTTTTGACCTGCATATGCCCCGAGAGCACCCTGAGCCGCACCTCTAAGCACGTTGCCACCCGTCAATGCGCCACTCATACCGCCGACGATACCGCTACCGATAAGATTTTGCGCGGTATTACTCATAGTTGGAGCCAGAGTGCTACCGACCGCGCTACCGAGACCACCCGTCAGACCACCCAACAGAGCACCTTTAAGAGGGTCTCCACCGGTCAGAGCTGAAGTTCCAGCATTAAGTAGTGCGCCGCCGACGATAGACGCCGCCGTTCCTGACAGACCCATTGCACCGCCGATAGCGGTTCCCACACCCGGAGCAATAACGCTCAGGGCGATAGGAGCAGCGATTTTAATCAGGCTACTAAACCAGCCATATTCCGGTAAACCGGTAGCAGGGTTGATACGACCAGAACCACCATGCATGCGGAGGATTTGAGCTTCTTCCGGGCTGATATGCGCCAGAATGCTGTCGCCGTTGCGACCCGCAGCGCGTAGTCGATTAGCAGCCTCAGCCAAGCCGCCGCGAGCGAACGCCTGCTGAGGTTGAGCTTGTGACTGACTACCTTGCATGCCGTACAGAAGTACGAGTATAGACACGATCACCGTCGGATTGAATTGTTCCGGCAGATCTTCGGCATCAACCATACCGTCAGCGATAGCCGCTGCTCGAATCTGAGCGTATTGCTCAGGATTCTCCAGAGCCATCTCCAGCATACCGATGAGTTCTTCTAGACCTTCCGGCGTAACCGGCATGTCTCCGATCTGCTGCTGAAGCATCTGAACCGCTTGTTGCACTCGCGGGTCAGCCTGCGCGATTTGCATAACCTGCTGCCTATCCATATAGCACCTTTAAGCTAGCGACCGGGCAAGCAGTTCTGCCCAGTCTCGCCAATCATCAAAATCGTACGGTAACGGTAAATTTCTACCTAGCGTCGTGTTGTTTAGAAACTGAACCGCCCAGTTTTGCCAATTAGATTCATCATCGAGCCTACCTACAACCCCGTAAGGGTTCAAATCCAGAGCGATCTGGTCTGCCCAGTCTCGCAAGTTCATGTACGTCGGTCGGGTTATAGAGATCATCCGAGCACCGTCTTATCTCCGGACGAAATGTGTCCTATGATTTGACCCATCTGGTAATCCCCGCCGATGACGTTGGATTCGAATTTTACCCGCAATTCCCTACGTTGTTCCTTCAGCATGACGATTTGTTCATGCGGAGTTTGTGGGTCTTCCGGGAACGTGAACTGAGTCCCATACACTTCCGGCGCACGAGCGTTCGCACGACCGGCAACTTGAACCGTCATGTCACCCGACTGTACGAAGTCCGGTTCGATAATCGTAATCCGAATAGCTTCGTTTTTACCACGAACCAGAGCTGACAAGTCAGCAGTCTCAAAGTAAGATTGAATAGGAGCCATGTTGCTACCGTCAATCTCATCGACACCTTGCTCATGAATCCAAACACGGTATCCGCTGTCGATGGGAACACAATCCGTCAGCAGAGGTGCAGCGAATCCGTTATTAAACCCGCCAGCAGCGCGACCGGAAAGCGGTAGAGCCGTATCGTACCAAGTGTTTTCACGCACATTGTAGATCACGGCATGTGTGCATTCGGTGGCGTCATCTTTGGGGTAGCACCACCAGATTTCACCATAGCGAGTGACTTTGAATGCGAAAACCTTGCTTCGCTGGCTGGCGTTCAGGTTGTCAAAAAAGTAGTTGAGGTTCAGCTGGTTCGGCACTTCTCGCACCACGCCGTTGAACATCAAGAACCTGTCCACACCCGCCCAGAAGAATACGCCGTCGTAATCTATTACGGAGTCAGCCGACATAATCGAGGTTTCTGTGGCGATGACGTCGTACTGGAATGCGGTGGTTCCACCCGTAAACGTGGCACGAATAACAGCATCGTATGCCCAGAAAATACCAGCAGGGGCGCTACCCGCACCAGCTCGCAGCGGCATACCTTTAATAATCTTCTGACCCCAAGGACGAGCGATATTAGAACCCGCGCCTGTCATGTCTGTCGGGGTTCCAGCTACAGAGTGTCCGATAATACCGTCAGTTCCATAGTAGAACAGGTACGGGTAAAGGACAACGACGCCACCCGTAGCGTTACCACCTGCGGGGAGCGTAATCGGAGTCAGCGCTGCCGTTCCGAGAAGGTCGCCGATAAAAATCTGACCGCCGACGTCGTTACAAATACAGCTACCGTTCGGAGCCACGTGCGCGATGATCGCATTCGAAGAACCCGAAGGGTCGTACATGTACTGGAACATCCAGCGGTTATCATTAGAAACCGTTAGAGAAGCCGGGGTTCTGTCGCTAATAATCGAGCTGTTTTTACTAGAATCGATTGTGAATCGCTTCAAAGCACTCGCACCGCCGGAATGGCAATATTGGAGACCCTGCTGAGTGAAGGACGTGAATCCGCGAGAAATCTCAGACAAATACTTGCTGATTGAACGATATCCACCGATCTTACGCGGAAGACCACGCTGGAAGCGAACCCATTGACCGTCGATATAATATTCGCCGTCAAATATGGTGCCATCCCGTTTAATACCGGGCTGGGAGCGGAGGACGATAGTTGTCGGATCCATTAGAATACGCCACCTTGAACCACACCAGCGGGTGCTCTGCCAAGAGTGGCATACGCGGAAGCCTGGTCAGCGGCTGTGAATAACGCATCCCCGACCGAAGTTGCACCCAGGTTGATTCGAGCAGCCGATGCCGTCGTGGCTCCGGTACCACCCTGGGATACCGGCACGACAGAGATAGCCGTTGCGGTTTCCGCAGCGACGACATTTGAACCGTCACAGTACAAGATTGCTCGCTGACCAGACCCGACAGTGAACCCGGTTCCTGATAGAGTTTTAACTGTCAGGGTGTAGCTGCCGGTCGTAGCGTTGTTGACCCAGTACTGTTGAACCGTAGCGGGAACGATAATATTTCGATTACCCGTCAGCGTACCGATGAGCTTGTAAGCGATTCGGTTGAGTTCGCTGCCGGACAATACGTAGTTTCCAGTGCCGGAAACGTCAATAACCGTGTAATCGAAAGCGAATATCGCCTGCTGTCCGAAACCGATAGTGTAATAATTCACACCGTCAGTTGCGACGATTGCAGAGTCACCCGGCTGGAAGCTGAGCGTCGTGAGTCCGTTAATAGTCGGGGTGCCGGAAGGGTCGACGACTAGAGCACCGCTACCGGCATTTCGGACGTAGCAGAACCAGTTATTTCCGACCGCCGGAGCTGCGGGCAGGGTCAGAGTTCCACCCGCACCACTCCAAACGAACATTTTAGCGCGATCGTTAGTTCCGGCAGTATAGTTACTATTGAGAGTAACGATCGGTACAGATTGAGAAAGCAATGTTCCGACGGCAACAATACCGGTTCCCGCCAGAGCCGAAGCGTTAGCCTGGGAAATCGAAGCACCGTACTGCAAAGTCTGCCAAGTGCCGGATTCCGTAGCATTGTTGGTCAAGTAGACCTGCCAAAGCTGTCCCGCAGCGACGGTCACAACCTGAACACCGGTAGCACTCTTAATAGTTACAGAGTTAGAACCTACGTTGTTAAAGAGAATGGTCTCTCCGGTGGCAGCTTTACTAGCGTTCGGAAGATAAATGTTAAGTCCAGCCGTAGCCGTGACGTCAATGATCTTAGTAGCAAGATTCGCTACAGCTGAGGTCTCTTCTGGCCACGAAAGATACGTGTCCGTGGTTATAGAGAGTGCGCTGTAACTGACTTCCGACGGGTAAATGTTTGCGCCGCCGAAGACATCTGTATAAATGGTCATGCTTCACTCCTCTTTGCAGACCGGTCAAGGATTCTAGAAAGATCTTGTCCGTTGAGGGACTGCGCAGTTCTGTCGTACATCGTCTGCCAGGTTCCGATGCGCTCGTCATTCTTCAAGAACGGAGCAGCTTCTAGCAGCGAAGCGTACAGCAAGGCTTCCGGAGCGTATTCCGTAAGCCAGTTGGTTTGGAAGTCGTCGCCGAGGAATCTCGGCTGTTCGTAGTACAGAATTTCCAGTTCGCTGGCAGCTACCGGAGTAGGCGCGAACAGCCAGTGCTGGTAATCGTAATCAGCGTAAAATTCCGGGGTTCCGGTCTGGGCTTCGTCTGGCCAGTAGTTGCGAATGTATTCGTAGGAGCGAGCGAAAATGGGAATACCGTCTACTGTCATAGAAACGGTATCTCTCCAGCGGTCAGGCTTAATATACACAGCTTGCCCGGCCACCAGCGGGGTAACGACCGCACGAATAAAACCTTGAATTTTCAGTTCGCGAGCAATTCTACGCTCGGCCAGCGTGACGAGGCGAGGCAACTGTTCGTAAACAATAGGATCGCTTTCGGCAGTGAACCCTCGCTCAAGATATCGGCGAAGATCTTCCAGCAGACTAGCGTACGTCATGGTGTACAATGTAATACTCCTTAAGTATTAGCAGCTGGTACAGCATGCGCCTGAAAAATTATAGCCTTGAAACAGCATGTAAGGCAAATTATCACTTAGAACCTTTCCGCACAGCTTCATACTGCTTTACGCACTGATCTAGTGCGGTTTGGAGCCTGGCTGCGTCGGCAGCGTACCCTGCAAGAAACTCTCCATCTCCCCTTGCCAGTTCCGCGCCGGTTGCTCCAGAGCAAGATCTGGTGGTATCGGGCAGGGAACCTGTAGCGGGGGTGCGCTCTTTACGGTTGCGCAAGCTGTTAGAAAGAGCGGCAGCACGAGCGTTAATGTTACGGATTTCAGCATCTTTATCTCTCCTCAGCTTGTCGGCTGCTTCCTGGAGTTCCTGTTCTCGCTGGCGAGCAGCCGCCTGACCCTTAGCGTACTCAGCGTATTGGTCAGCTTTCTCTTTGTCCCACGCCTGCTGAATAACGGCTTTGCCGTGGGTATCACCCTGTTTATAACCGATGCCGAAAGACCCGGAAACGGCGAGTAGAAAGCCAATAATCAGCCACGGGTTCATTTCGTAGGAACCTTTGTGCCTTCAAGTTTTTTGTGAACCTTGATAACCTTGCAGACTTCTTTACCTTTCTCGTCGTGACAAACCTTCTTCATCTCACCACCTGCTAATGCGAGAGCAGGAACGAGGGTCAACATGGCAATGATAATCTTCATTATTCAATCTCCGGATGAGGTGGTTGTTGGGGTGCAGGTTTACCGCCAAATCCTGCAAAAGCTGGTGCGACCGTGGATACCGGCTCCAGCGTCGGCTCAGAACGAACCGTCGTAACCGTAGTCGTCACCACGGGTGCCGGTTTAGGTGGCTCAGGCGGGACGTAAGCCTGCGTTAGCGACGGAGGTAGCGGAGTCGGCTTCTCATGGTTCAGACCTTGCCAGATCTGGTTTAGAACCGTGGGCAGGAAGATTGCGAGAGGGGTTAAGATGGCGAACAATGCCTTGTCGTTAGGAGCTTGTCCTGACATCGGCTGCGTGACGAACATGATTCCGTACAGAACCACACCGACCACACCCATGAACGAGAGGGTTAGGGACATAATCAAGAGCAATTTAATCAGCTCGTGTATTATGTCTTTTATGTCTTGGGCTGTCCACTTCATTGATTCACCTTTGCTGGTGGGACTACGTCGCTCGGGCAGGTTGCCGTTGCAGTGCAGATTGGAGGCTTGCAGTCATCCTTTTCCCAGTTACGCGGATCTTGACACGGATAACGGAAACGGTCTTCGCAGCCGTTAAGCGCCAAGCACATGCAGAGCATGCTCATAATGCTTTTTACGGTCTTCCAAGCCAATTGTGCCTCCATTTATACGCTTAGTCATGTTGAGTATATCTCCAGCGTCTGCGAATTTGTTCAGATTGTTAGTCTCCCAGAACCAACAGGCTGACTGCGCCGCACCCTCAAAAGTCTGTAAGTACTCCGGAACATCCTCAACCTTCATCTCTAGGGAGTCGGCAAATGCCTGATAGTTTGACTTTCCGGTAAGCTGGATAAGACCTCTGCCACAGTAACGGAAACCATCACCGCTAGACTCGTCACCGTTACCCATACGATTAGCATAAATGCGATTTGCGATTTTTTCAGGCTTCTTTTCGTATTGGGTAGCGAGTTCATCAGTGGGAAAATACTTAGGAAAGATGCGCCGGAGTCCGGACGCTTTGTAGTTTAGGTTTTCTTTTAGGAATACGAAATCGCCAGATTCGTGCGCACATTGCGCCAGGAAAGCTGCGATTCGTTTCGGAGTATTGATGTCGTAATCTGGCAACAGCTGCTCAAGAGCATGATGCCAATGTTCTACGTACTTGTTCTTAGGTAGAATCTGCCGCAGTTGCGCTAAAGTTATCATTGTTCGTACATTCTTTCTGTTAGAATTTGACGACGCAATTCTTTCATTTTTCTAACTTCAACAGCTGCAGCATCTCGCACATTCACCATGTCAATATACATGAATCCGAGAACCGGCATAACTATGAAGAAAGTCAAGCAGACGGCTAGGAAAGCGATCAATAGAGCCCATGGTATAGGCTCGCGCTCTTCTTTGCTAGAATCATCACCCCTACCGCCCACAGTAGGATAAAGATCACTGCTCCAGCCCACATTGCCTGAGCCTTTCGTTCCTCCCGAACCCTTCTTAGTCGCCATTGCTCAGCCTGTACTTTTCGGTGTTCTTCATGTTGCGCCACTTCTTGTTCGGCAACAATCTGGTCCCACATCGCTTCGAATTTACCCCACAACGCGCCGAGTTCCGGGGGAGCCTGATAGACCATCATCTCCCGCAACTCAGCTAACATGGAATCTAATCTAGCCCGAATAAGCACTCTTTTCAGTGCTCGGCGACCAATCGACTCTTCACCTTTGTAGACGAATTTCGCTTCTGCTTCTTCCTTTATAAACAGCTTGCCTATAGCGTCGTACGCGTCCATCAATGCGCCGAGCTGGTTACCGATTTCAGTGAATACGTCATTCGGGTCAGCCTTAGCTATTTCTTGTACCCGCTGCACTTCAGCGTTGTACTGCAGCTTCTGTTCAGTGCTAGGGTTCGTTAACTTGCTGAATTGTAACTTCAAATCAGCTAGTACATCCTTAACATCACCCGCCGCACCTTTAATCTCTTTGTAAAGCTGGCATCCCTTCTTTACAGCGGCGACAGCAGCATTAGCAGCAGCAAGTAAGGTAAGAGGATCCACATTATTTGTCTACCTTCCCGTCTAGTTTGTCTTCTATGCGGTCTAGTTTGCGGAATATAGCGTCGGTCAAAGCTCGCAGGTCGTCTTTATGCACTCGCTCAGAAGCGATATTCTCGCGCAATTTAGAAAGATCTTCTCGCAGGTCGTTGACGGCATCCCACAGTGTCCTAGCGAGCCATCCCAAAATTCCTGTCAACGAAGCCAGAATCAGGTTGAAAGTGGTCTGGAAATCCATTATTATGCCTCTGGCCAAACGAACTGAAGAGCCGCCAAAGCGTCCACGTTAGCCGCAGAATTAATTGCCGCCTCTGCTGCATTGCTTGCGGCGCGAACGGCTGCGCGGTAAGACAACGTTGCTTCATCGGCAGCCGTTCCGGTCTCCTGTGCCCGGATAATTTTCCAATCAGTCTGAGCAAGAATAGACCCGGCGATCTGCTTAACTTCAGCGATTCTGACGGATTTGCATTGGTCAAGATCTTTAGGGTTATTAACACCCCAGTAATACCGATCGTCATACGTAGGAGCATCCGGCACTTCGGTAATGCCGATAGCTGCTTTTTCGTCAGCACTAGCAAAGCGAAGCCAATTAGCGGGATATTGAGTGCCGTCCTGCGTTTTGAACGGGACATCAACCGGAAGCTGTTTGTTTTCTAACATGAACATGATTTACCTCGCGAGTGCATTCTTGAAAGGGTTTTCTGCGAAAGCGGCATAAACATATGTGCCGCCTGACGCATTAAGTGCCGCAGCCGTCAGCCTGATTTTGAATCCGTTAGACAAAATGTCAAAGTCAGTAGAGGTGGCGACCTCTGCTCCAGAAGTGTTAGGATAAAGTTCTTCCATAACCACATTATACGGGCTTCGTGCTGTGTCTACAGAAATCCAGTTATAAGTGGCAGCGTCTGAGCGTTTAACCAAAATAAAACGAGGCCTAAATCCACAATATATAAAAGGCCCATCAGCCGAGCCGTTGCCTGTATAGCTGCCAAAAGACGAATATCCAGCAACACCGGAAAACAAATACGCAATATACGTTGTTCCGTTTTGGTTGACGTTAGTGTTGACGGTCGCGCCGCAGGTGGGGAATGTGGTGGAAGTCAGCCCCGCAGCAGGCAGCAGCGATGTGGATGCCGCCGCAGCGTCAGTTGCGTTAAGGAACAAATAGCGCAAATACGCCGGTGAGCCTCCATTGTTTCCGAGATCTTTATGGTGTACAACCCAGCTTGTGGTGCCGGCAGAACGCGCCTTAATAATGAAAAATTGCGGCTGTACGCCCAGATTGTGGTTGACTGTTCTGTTTATGTTGCCGTCGCCTGTATAGCCCGCAACATCAAATCCGGCAGAAGCACTTTCTTTCCACTGCCAGCCGACATAAGTTCCCGCGCTCGCATTTACTCCCGCAGAAGTGCTAATCGAAAACCCGTTGGAGTTGAACGCGGTAAGTTCATCCGTATTCGTGGTTTCTGCGCCCGTCGTGTTGGAATACAACTGTTTGTTGACACCGCGAACTGAATCGTTCAAGCGGTTATCTCTGATCGCGCTACGTTGTTTGATCCAAACGAGATCAGGCTGCATGTTGCCGCTATTTACAATACTTTGTGATGTTCCATTACCTGTCCAAAGTGTGGCGTCCATGTACTGGTTGCCTTTGACAATAGTGGATGCGGATAGGTTCTGCGTGTTTAGCGCCTTGAAGCCGGTCGGCGGCGTGTAGCTGAACGGACGCTGGCCGAAGTTAGCGTTAAGGTTGGCGGTTGCACTGGAAGACATATCGCTGACTGCCGGGAACATTTCTCCAGACAATCCTGTCCACGCAACACCCGCGCTCACTCCGTTCTTATAGAACGTCAGCGTTCCGGCATCCATGTCCAAGGCAACGCCAATCACGTCGTTGTTAGTGAATGTCGTTCCGTACGCCGTGAAAGTGCCGTTATTGTAGATGTTGCCGTTCGAACCCTGCCAACCCCAACCGTTAGCGTTTTGTCCAAGGTATTGGTTGAGTGATGCGCTATTCTTTGCGATACCCAGCCCGTTAGCAGCCGTAGCAGCCGCCATGGTGACTTCCCAGTACCATTTTCCGGAACTGACACCAAAGGAAGCGCGATTCACCGAATAGTTCGTCGTGCTTGAAGTTGTGAAGTTCAGGTTACCGTTAGCCAGCGCAGATGTTTGACCTAGATCGAGCGGATTCAACACCGAATAATTGCCGCGCCCGGTGCCGCCGTCATCGTAATTAGTCGGCACGTCGATCATGCTGTCGTAAGTCGCGCCGGCAGTCAGGCTCACGTTTGTCGAGGAGAAGTTGTTGCCGCTAAACGTATAACTTACTGAGACATTTGAGCTACTGGCGTTCTGAGACAACGTAACCGTCAGTGCTGCCGCTGCGGTGACGTAGGTGTTTGACGGGATGCCGGGACCAGTGACAAGATTGCCAACTTCGATTCCGGTCAGACTGACTACGGTCATGGAGTTGGAACCGCCGGTCGTAGTGCCGACAACGGTCACACCGGCGTCCCCAGAAAAGTCACGCCCCAAGCCCGGCGGGGTCGTAGCAGAGTTATCCGAGAACGGCAGGTAAAAGCCGTTCAGACCATACGTACCGGTGTAGCGTTTTGGCGACCAAACACCTGTAGTCGAGTCAATCTGCCCGAAGCTGGACGGGGTGAGTGCTTGACCGTCGATGAAGTTTAGTTCGGTAATGTAACCATCACCGTAGTTCTGGTTGACGTTGTTGGTGTTCGTCCTGCCGATCTGCATATTGGTCAGGAAGTCGCCAGACGGTGCTGTGTTTTGCGCCGGATAAGTTGCCGTGCCGAGGGATGTAACTTGCACGCCGTTAACATAGAGCTTGATGCGCTCAGTCGATGTCGCGTTTGCCGTATCAAACACCGCAACAACGTGATACCAGGCCGAAAAATCTCGGTACACTGCGGTAGACACAATGTTTGTAAGATCGACGGCCGAAGAGTTACGCGTGCGGAAAGCTAAGTTATCGCCTTGAAAACCGATGAAGTCAAAAGCGTTAGACCCTGTGTTCGAACCCAACAGCGGAAAGTATGAAGCTGTAGACAGACCACGCTTCATCCAACCGGACACAGTGAATTTCAGCGGATCGGTGCCGGTCGTAGCTGCTGCACGTTGGAGAAACGCACTAGCCGACGCTCTCAGGCGCAGCGACCGGCTGATACGATATTGGCTAGATGCGCCGCCCCCAATCAAGAGCGGATTGATTTCGACAGGTAGCGTCATGGCTTAGGAGATGTTGTTAATCAGGACTGCGCCAATACTAGTACCGCTACGGACAGTGAACACCAGCATATCTACCGCATTCGCAGCAGTGCTGAGGGTTGGAACAGTACCATTAGGGAAGTCCCAAGAACTTCCGTAAGCCAGCGTTCTACCGCCCGTAGCATCCTGAGAAATGAAGATGACACCGCTTTGTCCAGCAACGAGGTTCGTCGGGTTAGCCAGGGTTCGATTACCTGCAAGAGTCACGCTGAAGTTGTTTCCGACACTGAAGTCCGGCGTAATAGTCGCACCGTCGGTCAATGTGTCAATTTCCATCGACGCATAACCGGTGGCGGTCATGTTGACCACCGTAGCCGTCCCGGTCAATACCGGAGACGTGAGCGATTTATTGGTCAGCGTCTGGGTGTCAGTGGTTCCAACAATTGCTCCGGTTGGCAGTGTCTTTGCACTATCCTTAATCAGCTTACCCGTGGTACCGTTGAAAAGAGCAACCGCGCTGTCTGTAGCTGATGCGGGACCAACCACATCACCCGATGCACCTGCTTTAGACGCGAGCAGCTGAACCGTGCCGCCAGTATCTTTGTAGAACAGTTTGCCGTCAGCAGCATTGACCGCAAGCTCCACACCATTAGCAGAGGTGGTTAGATTGCTCGGGGAAGGGGTCGCACTTGCGGTCGAAGAACCGTAAGTCAGAATAGGGGTGAAACCGGTCTGCGCCATGTTATTACCTCAGATTTTCAAGTTTGTACAGAGTCTTCATGTGCAGACCTGTCAATTCGTCAATAATGTTCTCGAGAGCAGGAATACCTCGCGCAATTTTAGCTCGATTCTCATTCAGCCAAATGATTTCGGCGCGAATAATTTTAGCGGCATCCTCGCTCCCCTGCTCGGGAACGTCGTTAATCAGACCAAAAGTACCCTGATAAGCCTCTACAAATTTGTCAGTAATGTCGATGACTTCTTCATAGTAATCGCCCAGAGCCTGATGCTGCGAATAAGAATTCGTCTTCCAATGCTGAACCTGCGTAGCATTGCGATTCTTAAACATCCTGGAAATAAACTTTTCAATCATCAGAACGACCCTCCGCTAACTCCACCCCAGACCGGTGCGCTAGTCCCAGCAGACACCAGAACCTGCCCAGCCGTGCCGTTAGCAATGAACGACGTTGTGCCGGCAGCCGTCTGGTAAGGTATCTGGCTAGCAGCGCCACCGGCAAGGTTAGTGGCTGTGCCGACAGCGACAGTGCTCGGAGCTACGTTGCGCCAGTAGCCACCCGCGCCGTAGTATTGTAGAAGGTTGCCGTCAGCGACGCTGGTCAGCTGGACGTTACTATCCGTGCCCCCCAGAACTGAGCCGTGATTGATCTCGACTTGGAACGAGCCAGAACCACTTGGTCCGGCACTAATAACTATACCGACTTGAACCTTGATGTTCGGTGCAACCGGTTTGACGTTGGTTGGATTACCCGTGACCGGGTTATACCAGATAACATCGCCGTCTACCCAAGTCTCTCCGTAAGCCGTACCATTAGTTGCCACACCGTGCACAACACCGAAAGTTGTCACCCGCCCGAAGCCATTCAGGGCTATAGCTTCAGTGGCGACACCAACGATTTTGTCACCATCAGTGATACCGGTCGTAGTCGGTGCGAAGGTTATAACGCCGGAAGCACCAACCGTACCTGTCTGATAAACGATTTGCAGAGGTGTGTCAGTGATAGCCGCCGACGCCTTGCCGTAAAGGAATAGCTCTTCGCCGACCTGCTGGGTGATGTTGCCGCCACCCATGCCAAGGTTCCACGAGCCGGTCGTTCCGTTGTACCACATACGACCAGCGGCCGAAGTGACGGCAGAGCCGTTGGCAAAGTTAGCATAAGCATATACGCTACCGTTGTTACCGATAGTTAGTCCGCTTATCGTAGGGAGCACGTTGAACACGACGCTACCGGCACCGCTTTTATCTGACAGTGCCGCGTAGAGATTGGCGGAAGATGGGGTGGCCGCCCAGGTGCCGACCGCAGCGTTCGAGAAGCTGATCGTACCTGTGGTAGTTATCGGACCACCAGAGAGACCCGTACCTGTGGACACGGACGTGACCGTACCGCTAGCCGCAGTCGAGCTAACCGTAAAGTTAGGATAAGTACCGGTGACGGTCGTACCGCCAGAACCGGTTATGCTAACTACTTGATCTGGTGCCGTATTCGTTACCGAGAAGTTCGGATACGTGCCACCGACAGAGATTCCGACACCGCTACCGATAACTACAGTTTGGTCTGGAGCCGTGTTAGTTACCGAGAAGTTAGGATAAGTTCCGGTTACAGAAATTGCCGTGCCGCTAGCAATGCTAACGACTTGGTCGGGTGCGGTGTTGGTTATCGTGACTGCCGAGGAGCCATTATACGAAACCCCAGACAAACCGGTGCCGATGGTCAGCGCGAACGGATTAACCGCCGTGACAGTCGTCGAGCCACCAAGAGAAACAGGACTACCGTTAATGGTTACAGCACTGTTAGCTAACTGAGCATTAGTTACAGTTCCACTCAGCTTCGTCGTAGCCAGTGAGGTTATCCAAGTCGGGTCAGCATACAGGCCAGTCGTGTAGACACCGTTAGTTACGGTTGCAGCGTTGCCGCTAATGCTGATACCCCAGGTTCCTGTCGCACCGCTACCGGTTGTGGAAGGAACGGAGAGAGCCGAACGAGCGCTAGCAGCTGTGTTCGCACCGGTACCACCGTTTGCGATTCCGAGAATACCCGACATCGTCAAGGTTCCGGACGACGTAATCGGACCACCGGAGAACGTGAGACCCGTGGTGCCACCGGAAGCATTGACCGAAGTCACCGTCCCGGTGCCCGCAACGATGTCCCAAGTAAATACGCTACCTGTCCACTTCAGGAAAGTGTTTGCCGATATCGGTGCGTCTAGGAATGACGTAACATTGGTGGCTGACTGGTAAGCGATCTTGTTAGCTGCCCCGCCTGTCAGCGTAGCCGCGCTACCGGCTGCGAGGGTGCTCTGATTCACCCAAGTCGGAGCACTCGCGGCATTAGACTTCAACACCTGCCCGGAAAGACCAGCTGCAGTTAGGCCTATATTCGTTGGGGTCGAATATGCAACTGCTCCGGGCACGGCAGACAAAGCATTACCCGTGCCGCCGTGACCGATACTCAACGTATTGTCTACCTGATTCTCATCAGACAGGTTTATAGCGGGGTGCTTGTGATCAGAACGGGATATCTCGGTAGAGACACCAGCTGAACCACTGGCTTCTACGCTGTTTGGGGTGATGTCTGACAGATCGGCTGCTAACGTGACGTCAGTGTTCAGAGAACCACCGCCCGTCAACCCTTCGCCTGCGATAATTTGACGATCATTCGGCACGTAACCGGAAACCGTGACCGGAACAGTGCCCGCAGCTACGACTCGACCCTTATTGTCTACAGTAACTACCGGAATATTACTGGTGTCGCCGTAGGTTCCGGGAGTCACACCGGTGATTGCGAGTTCGGAATAGCCAATACCGCCCGGAGCCACGCTCAAAGTGACGTTAGAACTCAGTTGACCGCCACCCTGCATACCGGTTCCGGCGATAACCTGGCGAGAAACCGGGACGCCTGACACTTGCAGCAGGTCTCCGGCACGGATCTTGTACGTATTACCATTGTAAATGTACAGAAGCAGACCGTCTTCCGAAGCTGTCGGAGCGTCGTCTAGCTGGGTAACCTTAATCGGTATCAGGTTCGAAGGGACTTGAGCCATTTCGTCAGCCTATGATAAATAGGAATCGTTCACCGTCTTCAGAGACGATAAACTGAGTACCATCTTGGGTAACGACACCCGAAGGTTGTGTCGTAACAGAAACATCCGGACGATTGAACGGCAGAGTGACCTGATCTTCTTTACGCGGAGCGAGACGATACGGGTCGTAATCATCCCGATCGTCCTCGCAAACCATGAGGTTCGGATAGTTTGGATCCGGGTTCAGCTGCGCGAGCTTAAACTTGCGCGAGCAACGTGCGCAAATACCGATGCCGTATGTCGGCTCCCCACTCGGGTCTATGAATATCGGATTCATGCCGTATACGCCGAAATAGCCGGTTGGATGTACGTCGGACTACCGTCGCCATCACCATCCCACGCTTTTTGCAAACTGATCACCGCTTTCTGATCGAGCATCGGGATGAGGTTTGCATCTACTTCCGGAGTCTCAGCTGCCATCTTAGCCGCCAGAACGTCGGTAATAGCTTGCAGCCATCGCTGAGGCACTTCGACTTCTTGCTGAAGATTCTCAGTATCCATGATGTGGCGATGACGCCAGATAATCAGCTGTGCCTGTTCTGCTGCCGTAAACGGAGCTGGCCAAAGGTTGATTACCGGTTTCTTAATGTTACGCTGGAACCAGTAATTGCTAGGGCGACCGGGGAAAATCTTATTACTCTGCGCCACGTAGCCATCGCGATTCAGAGCACCCATAGGGATTTCTTGCGGCTGATTACCCAACACTACCGTATAATAGTAGAACGGAACCGCCGAAGTGATACGGAAATACGGATGCGCCACCGGAGCTGAGATGTCAGTCCAGGTGATATTGTTAGCAGAAGCTGTAGCCGAAGTACTACCGACCTCAGTCCAGATTACGCCGTCATCTGACACTTCGAACGTCAACGGAACCGCAGCCGCCGCCCACTTAACACCCACCGTAGCGACCTGAATCGGGTCGCCGAAATACGTAGTGCGCGAAGTCAGCGTGTCGACACTCGAACCTTCCAGCTGCTGAATGATTCGGTAGTTAAGGTTGAGGACTTCGACCGTGCCGATGGGTAGTTCGACGATCGGCTGGTTCTCATACATCGGGAAGATCAGCTTCTCAATACACCAGCTAGGTGTGCGGACGTTGGACATGTCCGAGAGAGCCAAATAAAGAGACTCCAGGGCATAAGTCTGCATCTCAGCCGTGATAGACTGAGCCGGCAGACGGCAACGACGAAACGCATGGTCTACGACCTTGAGTGCGTTGAACGTCGTGCCGCTGATGCTGCCAGAAAATGCCATACTAACTCCGTGTAGTAGTCAGATGGCTGCTGTTACAGCTTGCCCGTATATTGCTGAAATTATAGCTGATGAGGCGAGAAGAGCAAAAATTTACTTTTTGCCAGCTTTGCGAGCCTCAGACATCGCGATAGCGACGGCTTGCTTACGGTTAGTCACCACCGGACCAGATTTGCTACCCGAATGAAGTTCTCCGGATTTGAATTCGTTCATGACTTTAGGAATCTTAGCCATGCCTTTCTTCGGAACCGAACCACCCTTCTTCATAGCCAGCAGGGGACCGACAGGAGCCACCGGGACAGCCTTACGAGCTGGAGCCTTGACAACAGCACGTTGCATGACTTCTTCACGCTGCATGCGCGGAGTTTCCTCCATCTCATGCTTAGCCATCGCCTTACGGCTCGGATAAGTTTCGCCCGTGGCTTTCTCTTTAACGGAGCCGCCCTTTTTGTAGCCGGACATTTCCGAGTTCTTCATCATCTTACCGTTAGGCATCTTATGCATGCCACCGGATTCATACTCGCAAGGTTTGGCGTTGAAGTCAAAATCCTTGACGTACTTCAGAGTCTTACCCATGATGAATCCTTAGGTGTAAAGTACGACGACGGTACCCGTAGTAACCACCACCAGACCGTTATTGGCTGCGACACCGTTACCGCCGAAGTGAACCGTGTCGCCGACAACCGCTGCAGCTTTGGTGTAGATAACATTACCAGAAGCAGCCGAAGCATTGTCGTACACGGTCACACTACCGGCACCGGTAATGGACAGACCAAAGAAGCCAGCCGGGGTAGGTTTAATTACGAGCGTCTGATTATTGACTACGCGGTAGCCAAGTTTGTCGGACATCATAATTGAATCCCCTTAATTAGGACGAATCAGGCTGCGGATGCAGCCTTCTTGCGAGATACTTTAACGGGCTTCTCAACGACTTTCTCAGGCTCCTCAGCCTTAGCTTCAACAATCTTTTCTTCAGCTTGCTCGGTGACGATGCCGCGAGCGGCAAGTTCTTCAGCAGACGGGGGAACGAATTTGAAAGTCATTGAGAACTCCTAATTAGCTAGCCGAGATAGTGGCCAGGGTGTCGACACGCTTCCAGTTAGTGCCGTCCGAGAATGCGATAACCGGAGCACCGGCTGCGCCGTTCGAAACGTAGATCATGGTGCCGGCGATGCTGGCAGCCGACGGAGCGGAAGCGACAGTGTAAGTCGGGACTTTGACAGCGCCAGTCAGTGCGCCAACGAAACCTGCGGTCGAATTGACCGGACCAGAGAAAGTAGTAGACATTTTAGTTCCTCACATGCGAGTTGCGCGTATCTGTCTGCATGTCGTCAGCCGGGACTGTCAGATACACGAGATTAAACCCGGTAAAAACCCCGCCCAGCTTTTGACTGGACGGGGTTCTTTGTTTAGATACCAGCGGTACCGTAAACACCACGGGGGTCAGTCCAACCCGGGATATAACGCTCAGTGGCCTTGTAACGCATCGAGTCGGTCTCGAAGTCACCTTCCATCGACTTCTCGAGCGGACGACGCATCATCAGCTTCAGACCCTGCGGCGCATCAGTCTGCACCCACCATGCGGTGGTCGAGGTGATACGCGACAGGTTAGCTTGACCTTCAGCCAGCAGACCCATCGACTTGACCGGGTTGATGTCGTTGTCAGCGGTACCAGCACGCAGCACCGACTTGAGCAGGACTTCAGCCTGGAACACGTTGCTCGGACCAGCGACGATCTTCTTCGGGGTCAGACGGATACGCTTACCGTTGTTGTCAACAGCGTTACGAATCTGAACCAGAATCTGTTCGAGCGAGGTCTGCGACAGAGCAGCGGCAGTCGACAGCTGGTTGCTGAAGGTGCCGTTGACGATCGGGTGAGCAGTCGAAACCAGCGAGACGCCGTCGCCGCCGACATACGAGCCGTTGAATGCACGGTTCAGGATGTTGGCGCAGAGGGTTTCTTTGGTCTCGATCAGCGACTGAGCGAGGTGCTCAGCGTAGGTCTTGCCGATACGGATGTGGTCGCCGTCTTCAACGAGGACTTTGGTCAGGGCGAATGCCAGACCGTAGACCTTGTACAGATAGCGCTGCAGGAACAGAACACCGCCCGACTGATAAGTCACCGGCATGCCGTCCGGCAGTTCCGGAGCAGCACCAAAACCGAAGAGAACCGGCTCTTCGTGGTAGTTGCGCGGGATACCTTTCTGCTCTTTGAAGACCATCTTCCATTCGTCGGCTCGCTGCTCATAAACGCCATCGAACACTTCGTTCAGGATGGGTTCGACGACCGACCGGAAGTCAGTACTACGCATTGGGGTTGCCATTATCTAACCCTCCTTAGATCGAGTTAACCGGAGCTTTGTACTGGTGTTCGTTGATACGAACGGTCGCAGTAACGTAAGCGTCGGTCAGGGAGTCGTTGATATTGTACGCAAAGCCGGTGATCTGGAACTGGCCAGAAGTCGCCTGAATTGCGCCGATCTGAGTGGTCGACAGACCGGTACGGGTCGAGCCGCCCGGCGAAGCCACTACCCAGTCGCACTCTTCACCAACAGCCGACTGAACACTGTCGGTGCCCGGAGTGCCCGGATTGGTGTATTGAGTGTCAAACAGGGTTTCCGGATCATCGTAGACCCATGCCACGATTTCGGTGCCGGTCGTGCCGGTCGGCCAGAACGGCGAGATGGTCGGCTTACCCGACGCATCCAGGTACTGGCAACCTGCGAAGATACCCAGCAGGCTGATACCGTCGGTGGTGCCCGAACGGGTGCCATCCGAAGTACCGAGTTGAATAACACCAGCATCCGTGAGTTTAACCGGGTCACCCTGGAAAATATTCGCGGCATATGCCGATGCGATGGTGTAGGCTTTCGGGCGCATCTGACCACTGTTGTGGAAAGACGGACGGAAGCCAAAAGGTGCGCTAGTCGAGGACATGCTTGCTCCCTATGGATTAAAAGGTTACGTCAGGAAAGATCGAATTGAGCTTCCCGCTTTAGACCCAGATCCGCAGTACCGTCTCCTAGATCGACCCTCGACTTGGAATCTCTGGCTTGCTGTTCAATGAACTCAGTCATGTCAACCAGTTTGTCCTCTTCACGATTCGGAGCAGCGTGGTGCGCTTCGAACATGAACTTCTCGTACAAACTGATCGGCAGCTTGAAAGCCAGCATCTCATTCACCCCAATGAAGCCTTGCCAATCACCTGTTTTCAGGGTGGCGTACTCCCAGCCGGGAACGTCTTCCGGCTTCACCGGCTCATAGCCCAGACGAATACGCATCTGGATGGAGTCACGGGGGTTAGTCGTGGTTAGCCAGCACGTGTGCCAGCCAGGAATCTTAGGCAAGTCCGGTAGAGAGGACTGGAAAAACTGCTGACGGAACATTTCAACCCGCTCATCGTCACTAATTTCGCGATTTTCTTTAACTGCACGATCTTGCATCGCACGGTTATCACGATTGTCACCAGCGGATTTCTTCAGTCGTTCGTCGGTCATAATACTCGCTCCTTTCAGCGATTGAGGCAAATTATAGTGTGGATATTGAAAAAAGGCAAATCAGCCACGTTTCTGGCGATCGTACTCTGCATAACGCTTTGCATAACGCGCACGCAGTTCGGGGTCGTCCCAGACACCAGCATCAATCAGAGCCTGTTTTCGCTCCGGACTAATGTAGATTTCTTTACGGGTCGAGGTGGGCGCATGCTCTTTGCCAGAGCCTACAGCCGGACCACCGCGAGGAGTACGCTCCTCTTTAGGCTCAGGGCGAGACTTGCTAGGCTTATTGAAGTGCTCAGGAAGACGGCGAGCAGCACGTGTCTCAAGTTCATCCCAGTAGTCCTCGGTGCGTGGGTCGTAACCTTCCTTAACCAGAGCGTTGTCAATAGCCAGCACGATTGCGCTGTCTTCGTCCCCGCCCGTCGGGTCATACCACTTATTACGTTCAATAAAATCTTGCGCATGACGCAGGGTCATGTCGTCGATTTTATTGGTCGGTTCAGGACGCTTCTGCGCATTTTGCTTTGCAGCCGTCAGCTGGTGAATCTTAGAGATAGCTTCGTCGCGATACTTGAGAGCTTGAGCTGCGTCCGCACCGTTGCCGGCTTCAATAGCCTTAGCGATTACGCGGTCAGCCATCTCAGCTTCTTTTTGAGCCTGCTGAATCTGGCTATCGAAGCTATTCAAATCGGACTGGTGGGCACGTTGCTCCTGAGCCGTCAGGCGACGCTCTAGGTCATCGTTGCGCTTACGCAGGAAGTCCAGCTCCAGCTTGTCGCGGGAGATAGCTTTCTCACGACGCTCTTTGCGCTCCAGCTTTTCTTTACGACGACGTTCGCGGATAGCTTCGCGTTCATCTTGCTCGTCGTCTACTTCATCCGACTTAGCGGATTTGGCATCTTCCTGATCGTCGTCATGAGATTCTTTATCCTCATCATGAACATCTGAATCTGCGTTGGCGGAGGATTGCTGTTTCTCTTCCTCCACAATGATGACTTCTTCGTCGTTGCGGTCATCGTCTTCCTTTATTACGTTAGGCATTACTCATCTCCTCTTAAACAGTCGCTTGATGCAGGCGGCTTTTCAATTCATAGCCCATGAGAGGCCAAACCTTTTCAACAGCTTTTTGACGGGCGATTTTACGTCCAATTTCTTCGTCAAAGTTCTCCGGACTAGCGCATGCGCTTTCACCAGTAACGGTAAATCCGTTACTCAGAATGAGGACACAGAACGTCAGAAGATCAAGCGATGCTAGGTCAGCTTCGTTGGGTCGCGGACGCTCCCTGCCGACATAGGTACCATCAATGATCGCACCGCGACGCCCGTCGCGGGCTGTAAAGTAATGTTCACTGACAATGTTAGCTTCTAGGTCTTCGGGTGTGACGCGCAATGCGGTCTTATTCTTCGCTTGAATCAATTCTTCTACGGATTGGTCAGTCATACTCATCTCCCTTCAGATGAAAGCACGGATAGCGAGCGGATCTCCAGTCACTCGTCCGATGATGTCAAGGTCATTGAAAATAACAAACATAGCCGACTCGCCGTCGGGCAGAGGCACTTCCCAGCGATCGCCGCCGTATTTCGCAACACGCACGAACTCACCTTCAGCGCACCACGAACCTTCCGGCCAAGACTCCATGGTGTTGCGATTCTTGAATGCAAGGGGACCAACGGAAACAACTTTAGCAACCTGAGTATTCCACTTTTCAGTGTCTTTTGAACCACTGTCAATGATGATACCGGATGCGGTCTTGGATTTCGGAGTACGAATCTGGACTAGGACACGACTACCGAAGGGTTGAATGCCGGGGTCGGCACTCGGGAAGGCTTCTTGCATTGCATCGGACATACTCTGCTCCTTTCAGCAGTTGGTTATAAATCTTTGTCGCCGTTACGCTCTTCATCTAACAGCGCGAGTAACACATTTATGGCTTCCTCTAGGCCAGCGACCGTCCCAACACGATATCCGTATTCAAAGATATCACAGCGGGACGGCTGCTTTAGAGACAACAGTGCAAAGTCTGCCTGTTTAGCCTTTAATTTACCTAGCAGTACACTTTCTATGCTCACGCAGGGGTCTTCGGCATAGCCGGAGCCGCCGGAGTGGTCTGGCCGGTGACTTTTTCACCAGCCGCCATGCGATGATGCTGTTTGACCAGTGCGCCGGTCATCGGGACAGTGCCCGGAGTGGGTTTATCAGCCATTTTTAGCTCCTTTTGAGCGGTTAGGGGTTAGGATTTACGCCGGTTCCGGTAGAAACAGCGACTTTCTCACCGGTAGCCATCTCTGCAGCCGCCAGAAGCATAGCGGTCTCGTTATCAGCGTTGTTCATCGTCATTCTAGCCTCGTCTCCAGCAGCACTACGCTGGTTTTCAGCACTCTGACGCAGCTGTTCACGCTGAAGTTCTGCTTCTCGTGCCGCTTTCTGGTCAATCAGCTTAGCCTGTTCAATCTGACCTTGCTGTTGCAGCTTCGCCTGGTCAATTTGACCCTGTTGCTGGAGCTTGGCTTGGTCAAGTTGAGCACGTTGTTGCGCGAGTTGACCCTGCAGCTGGGCATTGAGCTGAGCAATCTGCATGGAATTGTCAGGCGGCATCGGGGGCTGAGGCTTAAACTGCTGAGCACTCTGGTCAATCTGCGCCAATTCTTGAGCGAAGCCTCCGAGTTGATGCTCGATGTACTGTTGAACCTGCAGAATGACGTTGATTTCCTGCTCTGCATCCTTGCTGATGAGTTCCTGCTGGTGCGCCTTGTCAACAGCGTTGTGGGCTTCAACAAGGTAGTAGTTCAGCAGGTGGTCTCGCAGGTGCGTTGCCATCGGGTACAGGAAGGTTCTAGCGATAACCGGGTTAGAACCAAACAGCGGAGACTTCAGGAAAGCTAGATGTGCCTTCAAATGCGCGATGTGATCCTGTTTCGGTAGTACGAAGACAGCCTGACCCATAGTCGCCGCTACGTTCTCAGACACCGGGTCAACGTCTTGAGAACCCGGCTTAGGTTGCAGCACTTCGCTGTCAGGAACCTTCAGGCTGCGGAGGAACATCTCCTCCACTTTACGCGGATCGTACAGCTGAGGCATCACCGCTGCACGCTGCATGATTGCTTGAATCTGCGCGAATCGCTGGGTCTCGCTGAAGATTGCCGGGTCAGACACCGGAATAACGTCCAGCTCACCGTCAAAGTCACTCGGGTCAATCTCGATGCCCGAACGAGTAGCCTTGATGTCTTCTTCGGTCAGATACGCACTGTTGATACGATGCAGAATCTTGAAGACTCGCTCCATCGAGTTGTGCAGACGGCTGTGGATAGAGCTAAACACCACCATACCCTGCTCGATGAGAGCCATCGTCGTACCGACCGGCTGATTCGGATTAGAATCCGACAGCTTCTCGAACGAAGTCTGCACCACACCCTTACCCGCATCTACCAAGAAGCCGAGCAGCTGGAACAGCGTCGGACTCGGACCATTGAACGGTAGCGGCATAGCCAGCTTACGCACGTCATCAATCAGCGCACCGCCTTCCAGCTCAGCGACTTCGGTCGCCTGTACGTTGATAGTCTGACCTGCGGGACCACCCTTGAGCTTGAGCAGGGTGGGTACGTTCTGAATATGTGCGGAGTCTAGCAGTGCGCGTAGTGCGCCCGTAGCCGCGCCGGACAAACCACCGATCATATGCGTCAGACCGATAGGATATGCGCCGCGCCAAGGGATAAAGGGGAACTCAACAATCCACTCGAGTTCTCGCTTCATCTCATCGTCGGCTTCCCAGTTGCGGTACAGCGCCAGACCCTTACGGGTCGTGCTGTCGATACTGAGAATATACGGCTCCATGCCGTCGCCAAAATCCAGGAACGTATAGATCTCAAAAATGGTGCGGAGTCCGTCTTCGTTGTACGAAGTCTTCTCACGACCTTCGATCTTGTTGTTCGCTTCGCTGGACTTGCTGTACTCGGGGTCGTCCGGCGCACCGAGGTCAACATCAATGTACATGCCGCGCTTAACGCGACGCTGGTACTCCATTTCCGTGACGTACTGGACGTGAGTCTTACGGTCTGCGGAATAGAAATTAGTAGCTGCGAACGGCAGGTAGATATCATCAATCGGAATGAACTCCGAGGTCGGACGCTTCCACTGCGGGTTCCACATGAGCTTCAGGTACTGGCCACCGCCCAGCGGGAGTTGCGTAGACAGCTGCTCGAGTTCAGCGCGGAACTCCGGCATCTGCTGCGTCACCTGCCAGTTCATGAAGGTAGACTTGCGTTCAGCCTTGGCGACCTTCTGCTTGTCTTGCTCGCCGATGATCTTGCTCTTTACCGGACCAGAAGGCGGGAAGACTTCCTTCATGAACCTAGCCGAGAAGTCCACACAGGCTTCAATAAGCATCGGATGCACGACCTTGTTAGCGCCAGTGAACTGAGCACCGCCCGGAGCATCGTCACCCAGACCAGTACGACGCAGACCTTCTTCGTACTGCTTGTCGCGCTTGCTACGAGCCTCTTTATCCTTCTCGATCTTGTCGAGCAGGTCAGAGATAGCCGCTTCCAGTTCAGCCGAAGGAACATCTTCGATGATGTTGGCAAAATGGGCGAGGTTGCGCTTTACGTCTTCCTCGTTGCCGAAGCGAATGACGGCACCGCCGTCTTCGGTGTCTTCTACTTCCAGATTCTCGTCCTCAAGGTGAACTGTCTCACCTTGCATTTCTTCGTCTTGGTCTGGAATATTAGGCATGCATGTCCTCGCGCAGTCGCGTTGCGGCATTTTCAATTTCAGCCGGATTATACTCTACAAATCCTCCAGAGGCAAATCCCTTGAGATTATTTCTACCGAAACTAACATAAGACGTGTTTCCAGGACCCAAAACACCCTCAACCGTATTCCTATAAACACCGAGATCTAGACCACGGTCGGCAACCATCTTGCTGATGATCGCAGATTTGACAGCGTCAGGATCTACATTTTCAAAATTCATAGGTCTGGAATAGAACTTGTCAACTTCGGCTTGGAACTGCTTAGACAGCCCGAGTTCTTTTGCAAGGACGTCTGGATATTCAAAAGCCTCATCGCTCAACCTGAAAGAATTCTTAGCTTGAGCTAGAACCGGCCTGACCCGAGGAGAAAGATTCTTGTTAGCTTCTTGGAAACCACCCAAGTAGTGTTCTATCAGTGTCTTTAGCTGATCTTCATTTCCAGCCGAAGCAAAGTGAAGACCCGGATACTGAGCTTCCGGAGAACGAACGCCGATATGTTTAGAATAAGAAACGCGCGAGCCGGGCAGTACGAACCCTTGATCATAAGCCTTTGAAGCCGCACCCAGGTCAACTTTCTTACCCATATCATCGTAGGTTTTCTCTACGACTTCGGCCATTTTCGGGTCTTCGTTCAGATAATGCCGATGCAGTCTCTCGAGCAACGACTCATGTTTGAGGTTGGCTTTCTGAGAGGCCTCTAAAGCCGCCAGTGCTTCTTCTTTTGAAGGAGTTTTCACAGCCTTTCTAACCAATTTACCGAGCGCGTTCAAACCAAATTCAACCGCACCACCTATACCATACTTGCTCTCAAGACCAACCAAACCACCCTCAGCATAACCCAGCATGCCACCTTCCTGCATATCAACCATGTGATTGACACCGGCTTGGTCGGGAGCGATATCATCTACGAGGCCTCCCTCGGCAAAGCCTGCTTCAGATCCAATTACGTTACCGACAGCATCATATTTGAGACGCTTACCTTCGGGGACGATTAGGTTATGCAAACGCTGGATATCTTCTCCGCTCAGAATGTGGGGTATGTCGGTTTCCCCGGCTTCTCGGAGCTTACCCAACTCACCTTCACTGAATACGTCTCGGGTCGCGCGCATACCCGTGTTCTGAATATCACCCACATCGCTCCACTTACCGGAGCGGACGAAGTCCTGCACGAACGGAAGATATTCGTCTTTCGGCTTTTTGTTAGCTTTACCCTTGATTTGGACAATCGACTGCGGAACCGGTCGGGAAGCTATTTCGTTGTAGATTTCCGGCTTGGCGTCTTTCAACCAATCCCAAAAACCCGAAGCATAATGCATGGAATGTTTACCAGAAGCCTCAAAAGCCTTAGAGTATTCATCCATCAAATCGGGGTACGTATGACCCAGCTGCTGAGAAACAGAACCGCTGAGCGGTTTATTTACGTTGATAGCTTCACGAGACGGGCTAGTCTCAATCGTCACATGCGGCTCACCCTTTTTATCGCGCAGGGAGAAGATGCGGGAGCGACCTTCTATTACGTCAGGGCAGTATCCTCCAACACAATGACCCATGGTCTCGCCTTCGTACTTGAGGGCGTCTTGGAGCGCGTTTGCTTCTGGAGACTCGAACTGCTTGTTGCCAAGGTAAGCAGAGCTGGTGCCCTCTGGCGCTTTCAACTCCACCCACTTGTAACCCTGCTCAGGATACTCTTTGTGCAGGACAGTCGCTGCGTTGTTAGCCTTCTCTGCGTTAGCCGCAATCTTCTGCTCGGCTCGCCAAGCATTGATCTTTGCCACTAGCTCGGAGGCCTGCGGCACTGTGATCTTGTCCAGCTTAGCCGGATCCAGCTGTAGATTCCTCGGCAGACCGGAGTTCGGATTCATCGCATTCTTGAGTTCATCGATGAGGTGTGGGAAACCGAGTTCGCCATAACGACCGAGGTCGCGGTCGGCTTGGTAAACCATCGTCTCCGGATCTACCTTGTTTATCCAAGGATTGCCGGGTTCGTGAGGAGTACCTTTTACGGTGCGAGCGTAAAACGGGGAAATAGCCGAGTCCGCTGCATTCTCCCAACCTGCAGCCATGCGTGCAAACTCTTCCTCGTCTACAGGATAACCACGTTCAGCGTGAATCAAAGTGGAAGTCGGTTCTTCTGGGTATCCCGCAATACGGCGACGACGCGCCACTTCTTCCGGAATCCAATCTGCAGACATCATCAGGTCTTCTTTGTTCGGCACGTGCGTGATACCGCGACCGGCTAGCTCGCGCAGCGGGTCTTCTAAAGTACCCATCTCATTGCGGATGTACTTGCCGAGCTTAGTGTCGAGCCAGTTCTGCAGAGCGACATTCGGGCGCAACCATTCGTGCCCACGCTCAACCTGTGCTCGCGTTTCTGGACTCATCGTCGCCATGACATCTGGCGGGTATGTAGCTTCCATTTCTGCTAACGTTTCCTTAGCAGTTCGGTTTCCCGCGCCCGTTTTAGGAACTAACGGCTTAATCGCTTCCTCCACCGAACCCGCCAGCCAGTTACCGCCCTTCGGCTTTATGACATTCATCGTCGGAGAGACGCCATACTTCTCAGACAGCTGGAGTGCGTGGCGAGCAGCGTGAGGTGCGGACTCTTTGAGCACCTTACCCGCGATTCTAACCGGAGTAGTAACAGCTTGCGTCGGCAGAGGTACGAACTCACCGAGGGACTGCGACACTTTACCAGTCTGCGAAGTCGGCGCCAAGGGTAGTGCGCCACGGAAATACTCGCTACCGTAAGGAATGTCTGAGCCGCCCAGCTGCTTCACGCGCAGCAGGTTCAGAATGTCTGCCGGAGCACCCAAGGTAGTCGTAACAGCACCGCGACCCGCGCCGAGGAGCATGTCAGCCAGACCTCGCAGGGCGCCCGGTACTATGTCGTTAGGTTCGCGTACTATCTGACCTGCGCGATTGCGAGCGTAGTTATCTGCCACAGCTGCACTCCTTGTATTGAGCTAGACCGCCGGTAGCCTTGTTGACCGGCGGGATATTCAGATTGACGTCACGACCTTCGCGACCTATGAATGCATCTCCGAGTTCCCCGGCAGCCGCGTTGGGCTTCAGCGTCAGAAAGTACAGTGCTGAGCGAAGCGGAGCCTCGATGTTGCGACGCATCGGACTCATCTGTTCATACCGCTCTACGTTCGCTTTACGCTCGTCGTTCAGGAAGTCGTACCGGTCTACGACACGATACCCACCGTTCGGCTGCGGGATGTAAGCGAACCGACCCAGCGTGGTTTTGATAGGCTCGTAACCTGGACCGACCTGCTCGCCTTCCGGGTAGTCCGCGTACTTCACGGCTCCGCGACCGGTTACGTTTCCGGTGCGAACCTGAGATGCCGCAATAGCATTGCGGATGTTTTGAATTTCGTTGGGAGTGAAGTCGCGCTCGGTGATAGGTTCGCGGTTGCCGAACAACGTCGACAAGAATGTGCGAGCGTCCGATGCGATATAGTCTTTAAGCGGCATAGGGATTCACGTAAGACTTCTGTTTGGGTCTCGGCTCGTCCACGTCCTTGGCTTCGGGCATGTCGAACCAACGATCATTCTTCAAATAGATCACCACCTGCGTCAAGGTATCTACGTAGTCGTCGTGCTCAGCCACCGGGAACTTGGCTACCTGTTTCAAGAATGCCTGCGCCCAAGTCACCGGGTGTCCAGGATTCTTCTTTGACTCAGGCAACCACAGGACACCCATCTCCAGGATTGGTGCTGCTTGGTGTGCTCGGGATATCTTGTCCGCGTTTCCTGGATTATACCCGATGGCAGGCACTTTCGCCAAGCGGAAGTCTTGCAATAGCGATTGTCCGGACGCCTTGGCTTCTACCAACACTCGATTAGGCCGTTTCGGACGGGAGAACGGACTCTCGTCAGTTGCCCCACCATACTCCGTGTTCCACTCCTTGATGGCGCGTTCGCGTAGGTCAGGGTAAGACAGGTGCTCGTCCCATGCGTCCAGCAGCATGACGTTGCGCCGACCCTTGAAGGTGAAGACACCCCAGGCCGTGAATGCCGTCGGGTCTCCGGTGGTCTTCTCGGTGAATGCGCAGTCGTAGGACTGGATGATGTACTCGAACTGCGGCAGTTCCTTGTCGGAAGGCCACAGGTTAAAGTGCTTGGTTTTGAGTATGCCGCCTTCTGCGGGTGTCGGGTCTTGTTGCAGCTGACCAGATGAGCCATACGTACCGAGTAGTTGTCTGAGTTCGGTTACGGAGTGTTCATCGAACATCTCCGGCCAAAGCAGTTCCCCCTTTTCTTTACGAGGGTCGTAGTAACCGAGGAAGGTTTTACGCCGGTTACCATCGTATTCCATAGGAATGCAAATATGAGTGTAACCCGTTAGATCTTCAACGATATGCCCGGTTACGTCTTTCTCGTGCAGGCGTTGCATAACGACAACTGTGCTAGCGCCGCGAGACTGTCCTCGGGTTGACAATGTGCGATCAAACCACGTCAGTGCCAATTCGCGCTCGGCATCAGACTCTGCCTGTTTAGCGTTGTGAGGGTCGTCAACAATCTTACGGTCAGGGTGTTCGCCCGTCGCACGACCGCCAACCGAGGTTGCGAGCCGCCAACCCCCTTCGGTCAGTTCGTATTTAGTTTTCTGATCTGAACCTGAGCGTATCTTAACTTCTGGCCATCTCTCTTGATACCACTCAGAAGTTATGATGTCGCGAGTCTTTGCGGCATCTCGTATTGAGAGATCAACACCATAACTGGCGCTCATAAACCGTATCGTGGAATCGTTCGCCCACTCCCATGCAGGCCACGCCACAGACGTCAGAATAGACTTCATGCAGCCTGGAGGGATGTTAATTACGAGGTTTCGTATGTCCCCCCTCGTGACCGCCATCAAGTGTTCCGCGATAACGTGCAGGTGCCAATTGTCTTTGAAGTCTTGCCCAGGCTCGATGATGTCAAAACTCTGACGAGTGAACGACATGAGATCTCGTTGGGCATCCCGACGATCCTTCTCTTTCTTGATCATATCCAGCATGATTGCCGGAGACATCGGAGCATTCATGTTACTTTCTCCCAACGAATATGACCTTTAGCTTTTGAATGCCTGGCGACGTTACCAGGATTGGTAACCATTCCGCAGTCTAAGCATATCATTTTGACCGCGCAGTTTAACTTACCGGCCACCTTACCACCTTTAGCAGCAATTCTTCTTAGCAGTTCAGTGTTTCTTGGTCCGGTGACGGCTCCTCCTTTTTTACCCAAAGCGGAGTACTGTTCCCGGCTGACTTTTTCCCGACCGGCGCGAACATCGTCAGGGTGGATAGCTCGGTTATTAGTCCGGTTGTAATATTGATTAGACCTCACGGCGTCGTGAAAGTCTATCAGGCTTTTTTCCACACACATGACATATTCTTTACTCCCGGTGACAACGATTTGTTTTTCAAACCTGTTTGGATTTCCGCGGAATAAAGGTTCTATGTGACGACTGCTCGTGAAATAGCTCACCCCTAGTTCTTCCGGGCAGCAACCTGCCGCGAACCGAACCCCAATGTATCGGAGTCCAGTTTCGCGATCAGTTATACGATAGACGTAAGGTAAACTCATTGTGTTGCTACGGGAGCACCAACGATTTCGTGTGCGATCTCATGAGCCATGACTCTAATCTCGTTGACCGGATAGTCATCCGTCAGAGCTGGATTAGACAGCATTCCCGCCATTAGGTGGATCACCGCGTATTCGTATTTAGTCATCGTTTCCATCTTAAATCTCCTTAACAAAGGTTCCATCCGGCATCAGGGTTCCCTTGCGATCTTTAATCTCTTGATACGCATCAATCAGGCAGTGCACAACATCGATGTCTTTGAGTGCGCAGTAGTTGATGAGGCAGACCATGACGTCACCGACGCCATCCTTGATCTTCTCAAGATCCTTCTTACCTTCGGCATCGCATAACTCGCCCAGCTCGCTGACCATCTTGAGCAGCTGGCTAGCAGGGGAAGCATTGGGTATAATCTTCCGAGCCTCTGCCCAGCGTAGCACGTCCAACTCGATCTCACGGTAGCTGACTTTCATAACCATTACTTTTCTCCTCGTTGAAGTATAGCTGCTTCTATCAATACCGCTACCTGTTGGGCAATCATCTTCTCTGTCTCTCGCACCGCAGGGTGCCGACCCCACGACTCTGCCAGCAGGGTTGCGGTCTGCGCACAAGCATTACGCTCTTGCTCCCGGATACCCTGGATGGCTCGCCACAGTCGAGGATGGTCTACCTTCGCAGCCACCGGGGAAGCCGTGAAGCATTCAATGATCTCCTTCATGTCATCATCCATCATTTCCCACCCCCTTCCGCTTTGCTCATGAGTGCTTGCATCTGTTCCAGTTCAGCATCCGACAGGCCTTTCAGGTTCACGGCTGCCATGGTAATTGGACCACCGTCCTTGCCGGTGTGTTCCTGCGTGACCTTGTCTCCGTAGATCTTGGGCAGCATCTTACTCAGCATCCACTTCCGGGTGTCTACCCGCAACCGGTTCCGGGCAATCACGTCCGACGACAGTGGCACGAGGATCTCCTTCAGCTTTGGTGTACCGTCAGCATTGAACTGGTACACACCTTCCGAGTCCTGCTCGTGCACCATCGTCGTGGTGTGCGTCTCATCGGATATCTCTACGATTTCATCGGCCAGCTTCTTATAACCCACCTCTCGCGCATGCGCGTAGTGACCGGCAAGGGTAGGCTCTTCTTCCATCCACTGCTGGAACGTAGACAGAGTCGGCATACCCGGCTCAGTAACCAGCACGTTCGTCAGGCTCCTACCCTTCTCCAATTCCAAGCAGACAAACGCAACCACCTTCTCCCGGTCATACTTCCGGGCAGGAACGACCGCTTTAGACTTAGTAGCCATACTTCCTCCTTATTCAGCAGGATACACCGCATGAGTCCGACGACCCACCGGTTTCTCCAACTCTTTGTAGATAATCTCTCCTGAATCAATCATATCCTGAAGCAGCTTCTCTTTACGCTCATAATGCCCTTTTATACCACCTTTATTAATCGGAAGCTGGGTATAATAACTTTTACCCATGCCCGGACGCACATTAATAAGGATCATTAAAACCTTCTTAATTTCATCGTCAGTTACTTTATACTGCTCTTGCGCCCTTTTCGCGTTCTCAATCCAGTCCGGTTTTGGCCTCGGGGTGTACACCCTGACACGAACCCCGTCCGGAGTGTACAACGCACTCACATACATGGCACCCTCAAAATTCTTGTCAAAAATCTTCATTTCTTTTCTCCTAGCGGACAGTGCAAAATTGCCCACTCAAGTATACTTTAATTTTAACTTCTGCGCTTGACCAGCTTGATCAGCCGAATTGTGCATTAGAGAGAAACCGCAAACTAACCAACCTATCAAATTTTCTATCAGTCGATAACACTCCAAACAGGCTACGTTTTTGGGACGAGAGTACCCAAAAACTACGCATGTTTCTCGTCTGGAGAGGGCAATCAGTCGGACTGATCAGTCGGTTAAACAGTTGGACTGATTGACAGACTGATCAACCAGACTGATCACTCAAAACTCCATACGAGAGTGCAGATCCTTGAGACGTTCAGTAATACCGCGAACGATCCTGATATCGGCTTCCGGGAGTCTCACACCCGCATTAATAAACGGCGAAATAATATAAAGCAGGTCTTTAACTTGAGACACATATAATGCGTCCAAACCGGTAAGGTTATTATTTTGTTTATTATCTTGCATTTTATCACTCATTATTAACTTTAGGTTTCTTAGGTAGTGGTGCCCAATATTGCCAAAATGGGTCTTTACCGTCGTATTGCCCGTAGACTGCGACTCCTTCTATGCTCAGCAGCTGCACCTTTACACCACGAGGGCATACGGAGAGATCTTGCCAGTAGTAGTCCGGATCTACCGCTGCCACGGCAGTGCTATCTATTTGCATAGACCTCTCCAAGGAATCTTTTGAAAGTTAGATGCTCGATTTTTAACATAAGCTGCTTGGTCAGCGGTGTCGGCACTCATGCCCCAGCGTTTACCGTCCCAATACGAGTATGACCATTCCTTGGTGAATAGTTTGTAATTTCTCTGGTATACACCTTTGTGGACGGGTTTTTGTTCATAAAACCATTGGGTATAGTGTTTCATGAGTTCTCCTTGTTGAGACGGTTACGGATTTCATCTCCGAGGGTTTCTATGTTGAGGCAGTTGTCTGCCAGCACTGCGCAGGCTTCTCGCTCAATCAGGACGGCTTGTTGTGCTGCGGTGACTGCCATAGCCATAATCTCGGCTCTAGACTCCGCCAGGATCTGCTCGACTTGAGACTCTGTAAAAGTACGCTCAGCACTGCTGCCGTTCAGAAACATCTTTTCAAATTCAGATGTGTCGCTCATATGCCAAATCTCCCCTTCTCGTTGTTAGACCAAACTTCTTCATCTACTCGTAGGTAGTGGTTAGCCCTGCCGATTGGCTTGGCTAGCTCCACCCTGACAAGGGAACCTTCATTGAGTAGGCTGTTGACCGCCTTCTCTTTTCTATCCCTAGAGCCTTTTACGCCACCCTGTACTACTGACAACTGCTCGTAGTAAGTACGAGAACGTCCGGGATCGCGTCTAATCAGAGTCACTAGGTCGTTGCATAGGTCGTTAAAGGCTTCCTGCTCTCGAGCCTCTTTACGGTCTTCCTTGAGTTGGGTGCGCTCCCCAGACTTGAGAGGACGAGCGATAGAATGCGAAAACCAGATCTCCTTGTCGTAACCTAGCACATCTTTGTGTACTTCCTTGTTGGTGACCAAGTCGAAGGTGAGTTCCGGGAATGCGGTAGGGAAACGAACCTTAATCGCTTTTAGCACTCGCGGAGAGTCTTCAGCATCGCCGTCCTTAAACACAGTGTAAACACCCTGCGCATCACCAGTCCAAGCTGAAGCACCACGAGGTGAGAGGTAGTCCGTCTCCATCATCCCGTTAATCTTTGCAGCATGCGCCACGATTATAATCGGGAAGCTGGCGAACTCCTGCTTGACATACGCCATCGCCCGACCTACCTCAGCGTTATCGTTCTCATTCTCAAGGTCAAACACAGCATTGGCCGTGTCAAACACGACGAGCGGTAGAGCCTTAAACACAGTTCCGTCTGCTTTTGGGTTGTCCACCGTCCAAGTAGCATACTCCTCAGCCACCTGAGAAACAATCTTGGGGTCTAGACGTTGCGCGGGGATAACGCGGATACGGTTGTCAAAGTCTTCCGCTGACATGCCCGTGAACCCCCAAGAATGCATAGAGTAGATCGTACGCTGCACCTGAACCACTGACTCAGTGATTATGATGACGTTGCGCCTTACCGCCGGCTTAAGCCGGTAGTCAGCCGGGCACAAGTGCGCAGTGGCTAGCGCCATGGGCACTATGAGGGTTGTCTTACCGACACCGGGAGCGCCAGCTACAACATTAACTCCCGTAGACATAAAGTCGTCGTATATGTACTCGAATACGGTGACGGTAGAAGCACCGGAGTCCTTACTGTTACGCAGCGACAAAGGATGCTTATCTTCTTGAGGCTGCTTGGGTTCCGGATTGTTTCCTGTCCATCCCGCCTCAATAGCCATCCTGAAGATTGAGCGATATGTAATTGAGTGTGGTGTTCCAAAATCCCTCTCCCACTTTCTACGTTGAGCAGCGGCATCGAACTTCTCACTGCGAGCCGACCATTCCGTCCAAACACGATAGCCGTTCTCGCCATACGGCTTAAGCGCCAGACCGACGTTGACCCATGTGGCGTAGTCATCCGCATCAACGTGCTTAAGTGCCGAACGTAAATCATCAAAGGTCTGCGCAGTGGCGACTGGTGCGCCGCCTTTCTCAGTGAGCGAGTAATTGACGCTCTGCCGAGCCTTGCCCGCAATCAGGGTCGGTAGTGGGGAAGGCTCCGCAGGGTTAGAGCGCGATATAGGTGAGCGACCAGCTTCCCACTGGTAAGCACCAGAGGGACCGAGCGTAGGAGCCACGCAAATATATCCATGGTGCTTCAGGTCTAGGCCAGCACCGAGCGTCGCAGGGAAAGCGGCATCCGGGTCTGCGCGGAACAAGCGATGCTCCCCGCCACCCTGGGTAGTCGCCGTACAGTCCGAGTACAAGACGCCATGTTCAGCTTCAAGAGCGGCCAGCGACTCAAGACCGCCGTTCTGCGGATCGATGTCGAGGGCGAGCAGGCCTGAGTCAGCCAGCGAGATACCGATACCTGCATCCGGGTCTGTGCTGAACCATTCCTTAATGATCTCAGCGTCCGTCGTGGCATCGTTGTGGCCGTGCGGGACGAGCGTAGACTGCGGGTGCTTACCGGGTTTGTGACCTTTCTCTGAATTGGGGCGACCGCAACGACATTGACCATCATCGTCCACCGACCAAACAGGGAGAATCGCCCAGCCTTTTGAGGCGTAAGCCAGTGCGTAGTCCAGAGTAGTGGGAGCTGAGTCCACAGCCCAGACGTGCTTAGGTTTCCGGGTCATCGTTCTCTTCCCCTTCAACCATTGCAGCCTTGTCCTGATACGGACGGACTGCGTGTAAAGCACAAGACAATACCGAACAGTTCCGGACTTCATCCCGGTCATAGTTCGTACATTGTAGGCACTTTATCTTTATGGCGCCACTACGGGGAAGTTGCCCTAGCAGGGCACGTTCGGTGGCAATTTTGTGCTTCTCAGGCACACTCCGGTCAAGGTAAGACTGCAGGTAGATCTCTTGCTTGTCTGTGAGATCTCTGGCTTCCTTGAACCGGCTCTTCCTCAATACGTTGGTCATTATGGTTTTTATCCTACGTTGATTAGAACAGTTCTTCAGTTACATTCCAATAGCGACCTCGTTTTGTAGCGCGTACAAATTTCGGCTGACGCGCATTGCGCACCTGCCAAATGAGGGAGTCTGCTGGGGATGGTAATTTTACTGCCAATTCTCTATTTTCAAAAAACAATTTTTCCTTCCCCACTGATCGGTCTTCGGTGTTGAGGAACAAACTGCAGTCAATCCTAGCATTCTCAGGAGTCGTGCAGGCGTAAGTGACCATCAATACTCGGTTGTTCCTGCTACGGGTCGTTATGGGTGCAGCCGTGACGCTGTGTACCTGAAGAGTCAGCGTGTCTCCGTCACCGACCTCCTCACCGGTCATGGGGTTAATCGGCACTAAGGAGCGAACCCCCGGCAGGATCTTACGTTCCTTACGCACATGCGGCTTACGTATCTCGGTTCCAGGAATCTCCTCTACCGCTTTCTGGTTGAACTCGCGGACGTATTTGTCCAACATACCAACCCCACCCAGACGCTGGTAGTTACCGACATAATCCAATACGAGGCAGTTGTGCTTCAGGTCTGAGATGCGAGTGCCGCGACCCTGAATCTGCACCCAAAGATTAGATGAGAGAGTGGGGCGCAGACACACGATACAATCCAGAGACGGCATGTCAAAACCGGTGGTTATGGTGTCCACCGATACCAATACCCGCAGGTGACCCTGCTCCATGGCTTTGAAGATATTCCTACGGTCTCCGGTGCGAGTCTCCCCGGTCACGAGTGCCGTAGTCCAGCCCGTGTTCTGCTGAAACATTTCGGCCACCTGCTGGGCAGACTTTACGGTAGGGCAGTAGACCGCAATACGCTTACGCTTCTCAGCCAGAAACTTCATAGACTCTATGACTGAGAGCAGCCACTTGTCGGTGACTTTCTTCTCGACTGAAAGCAGCTTAAATTCATCACCGACCATCTCAACGTCTTCCATGTCCAGTTGATGTTCGGTATCAACACCCACGAGCGGAGATAGATATCCGTCGTAAACCCCTTGCGCAACGGTATAAGTGTAGGCTAGGCTGTCAAACCAGAACTGGTCTCCATCCCCGTAGATAAGTCCATTGTCAGTTCTCCACGGAGTAGCTGACATGCCGATACGTTTGGCGTTCGGATAGTGGTCAAAGATGCGCTGGTACTGTCCGCTCTCATCGGTATTGTGCGGCACACGATGCGCCTCATCAATCACTATGAAGTCAGGATAGCGAATCAGACCCTTGAGAGCCGGACGAACAATGCTCTGAATGGTTCCATAAGTGACGATGGCATTGTAGTTACCTTCGCCCAGGCCGCTACAAACAATTCCAGGGTTCTCACCGCTATGACGCAGGTATGTCTCTGAGTTCTGCTTCACTAGCTGCTGAGAGTGAGTCAATATCCAGATCAGCTTGTCTTGGGCGCGACATTGCCTGGCGATCTCAGCTATGATAAGAGACTTGCCTGTACCGGTGGCGAGTTGCAAAACCGGATGGTGCCCAGACCGAACCGCTAGGCTAGCAGCACGTACAGCTTCAGATTGGTAGTATCGCAGTTCCATAATTTTCAGTTATAAGTGACGAGCAGCTAATTATGCCTCAATCTATTCGATGCGCGATTTGAAAAACAAATCACAAAACAGAAAACGATTGAAATTTACAATTTGTCTTTTCAATGGATAGTCTCCATAATTCACTCCATTGCTGCACCGTTGATAATTTGATAACTAGGAGAACTAAAATGCAACAACTCGAAATCATCGTCAAGATCAAGAACGTATACGGCACCGACGTAATCTACCCGGTGTGCGCGTATGCAGAAGAGTTCGCCAAGTTGGCCGGCACAAAGACGCTGACGAAGGCGGCAATCGCTTCTATCCGTGCACTGGGCTTCAAAGTGGTACTTGAGCAGCAAACTATCTAACTCATAACTAGGAGAACATCATGAACGCGATCGAAAATGCAGTCCTCCCGCTGAAGTCTGAAGCTGTGCAACGCGCAGAGCAAGAAGCACAACGTATGATCGACCGCATCATCGCGGAACTGGAAGCAGCTGGCTGGAACCTCGACGTTGTCGCACCGCAGCCGAACACCCGCATGGGGCGCAACGAGTATGTTCAGATGCGTGCTCATCGCGACCTGTTTACGAGCGTCACCACCTACACTCAGACCAGCCGTCGCCCGAGTGAGCCGGACATCCGTGCCCGCAGCCCGGAAGCTGAGCAGCGTTTCATTGACGAGGCCAAGAAAGACGCCGCCTTCCAATACGACCTATTTGTCGCAAAGCTGGTCAAGAAGGTTGGCGAGACCACCGACGCAACGCTGGTAGGCTCGCACGTCTGGGGTCACTCTATCCTGACCGTGACGCTGCTGGACGGCTCGGTGCAGAAGTGGAAGACGCAGATGATCGTCAACGTGAGCAAGCTCGGCAAGCTGTTCAACCAGTTCCCGACCCGCATCGTCAAATAATCAATCATCCCCGCTCCGGCGGGGTATTCTCAGGAGAACATGTCATGAAAAGGCGATTTCACTTGAAGCTCTGCGCCAAGCCTTGCGTTCAGCAAACGCATGGAAAGGATCGTCTTGGGAAACCACGATGAAAGCTGTTGCTATTGCAAAATAACAGGACGAAACCCCCACGGGGGTCTGCCAGTCAGGCTGGCACTGATGAGTCCAAACCACAAGGAGAAACACCGTGACTGACGCACAAATTATAACGATCTGGAAGAAGGTGAATGGTTGGGACATAACTGGCTTTAGCCGGACCACGGAAGAACTCAAGAAGTTCGCAGAAGAAGTTGCAGCTGCTGAGCGCGAGGCTTGCGCTGATATCTGCGACCACGAAATGGACAATGCGATCGGGTTCGGTATGAAGGTTGCTGCTGGAAACTGCGCTGACAAGATTCGCGAGAGGGGTGCGCAATGACCGCGATGTTCCTTGGTATAATCATCATGGCTGCGGGTGTTTTAGTGATGCTGGCAGGTGTCTCAATCTGGATAGTCATGACCGTTGAGCAGGATCTGTAAACACAATCAGTTTCTGCATTTCGATTGTAAAATGCAATTTGTCTTTTTATTGAAATTCAGGCAGAATTTCTAATTAGTAATAACTCAATAACTGGAGGAACTAATGGTAATCACTCATCACTATCGCAGCTACGAGATCATCGAGATCTCACCGGAGCGATTCCTGATTAAACTGCCGATGCGTCAGTATCCGCTGACCGGTTATCAGGCAGAAACACTGAAGGAAGCCATGACTCGTGTTGATGACATGATTCAGGACAATCGCGACGATTATCTGAGCGACCTGCGCGATGAGGCTTACAACGAACGACACTACGGGGGAGAAGAATGAGAGTCGGAGAACACGTCGCATTCAGCGGAAAGTTTCTGAAGTCTACAGCCTCTCACGAACTGGCTAAGTTGCGCGGATTCGTGATTGACATCGACGGCATGATCGCCAAGGTGCACTGGACGATCGGTGGTCAGGGTCCGATGCACGTGTTGGTGAAGAATCTTGTGCCGGCCAGCGATATCTACAAGGAAGTGGTGTGAAGTACTACGGCATTCTTGACGATTTCGGCAGCGTTATTCGCTGGTTGACGTACAAACCTAGCGAGCACTATCGCTACATAGTTAAGATCGTCAAGAAGCCGTCGCCCATAGACTGGAATAATTACGAAGAATCCCCATTTTAGACTTGGAGAATGAACATGCAACAGGTAAACTTTAAAGAAATGCCGATGGACAAGCTGCTGTCCTTCTACAACAACTACAGCGAGAAGCCGATCAAGCGATTCAGTGACCGTAAAGCTGCAGAGCGTCGCTGCGAAATGCTCTGGGACAATCTCAAATCGGCTTCTCAGGAAAAGGTCATGAAGCAGAAAGCAGACGTTACTCGCGTGGCGATGCATCAGTCCCTCAAGCTAGATCGTCGCATTCGTTGTGAGGAGACCGGTGAAGAATGGAAGAATGCGCACGTCATGTGGAAAGAGAATCCCGGCTACATGACGAGTGCCCAGCAAGACCGCCTGACCAAGCAGCTTTACGGAGCAGCTAAAGAAGGTACACGCCTGATCGTTAAGATTAACGATCTCAATTTTAGCCTCGTCAATGTGGAGACCGTGAAATGATTGAAAATCTTAAATCCGTCGGATTGATGATTCTTTGGGTTGCCAGCTGGTTCTTGCTTATTCTGGGCGCTGGATTCGCCTGCAAACTGGTGTACAAAGTGTTCTCTATTGGCTGGAATGTTTTCTAAGGGGATAACTAAATGACTGTCATGACTGAGGCTATGAAGAAAGCTGGTGTGTTTATACCGCTGAATAAACGAGTCTGGATTTATCTGAAAGATCATCCGATTAAATCCATCAAAGATATATCTCTAGCTTTGAAATGTGAAGAATCTAAAGTGCGGAGAGCTTTAGCTGATCTTGAGTCTCGCAACATGGTGTATCACACTAAAGAAGTTTCGATTCATCGTAAAGATATGCGAGGTAGGAAGAGTATCAATCTGTATCGTTCTATCGGTGATGAGTACAAATTACTACCGGTGCGTAAGATTGAGAAGCCTATAGCGCCGAAGCCGATCCAGGTTGAAGTTAAGCCTAAGAAGTTCACCATTGATGACCTGTCTGTGGTGGAAGCTAAGCAACTGTACGAACAACTGAAAGAAATCTTCGGATGAACACTATATTTGACAAGCTGTCTCTGAGCCGAGATACCGTTAAGTGGGAGGATTACCTTGGTACCCTCACTCCTTGGGAGAATCGTAACGGTATCTGGTTCAAGAGAGAAGACTATTTTGCCCCTATGGGGTACGGTGGTCCGAACGGTTCTAAAATGCGCCAGCTGATCTGGTATGTGAACCGATTCCGCGCAGGTAAAACGCATATTGTCACGGGTGCGAGTATTCAATCACCCCAGCTAAGTATGTCGGCTATCGTCGGTGCGCATTATGGATTGCGTGCTCGGCAGGTGGTGTACAGTAAAGAGCACACGGTGCTTAAGCATGAGAATCCTCGCATCGCTTATGGCTTCGGTGCTGAGTTCGAGTATGCTTCTGGTCCCTACAATCCGATTATCCAACGTAAGGTTAAAGATCTTACTCAAGACAAGTCACTAGTGGTCGAATATGGTATTACGGTGCCGCATGACCGTTACCCGGCAGACGATGTAAGGAAGTTTCATGAAGTGGGTGCGAATCAAGTCTCTAACCTGCCGGACGAGGTGGAAACTCTGATTATGCCGGCAGGGTCTTGCAACTCCCTGACGAGTGTGCTCCTCGGGCTAACGAGAGACTCCAAGAACGTAGGAACACTATTCACCCTAGGTATCGGTCCCTACAAGCTAGATTGGGTGCGAGAGCGGTTAAATTTGATGGGTGTAAATGTTGACAACCTACCGTTCCACTGGCATCATCACAGCCTGCACGATACGAAGTATAGCAAGTACAGCGACCACTTCAACGGAGAAGAGTACGATGGGATCAAGTTTCATCCAACGTATGAAGCAAAGATGTGGCGCTGGCTGCGGGAGAACAATAAGCTAGACAAAGATGACAAGACCGGTTTCTGGATTGTTGGTAGCGCACCTAGCACCAAAGTGATTGAGCCGTTTTACACGAGGAAAGAACAATGAAACCATTAATCATTTACCATTCTAACTGCGCAGACGGTTTTTCAGCTGCGTGGTGCTTCTGGCGCCAGTACCGAGATGAAGCTGAGTATTACCCTGGGAAGTATCAAGAGGCTCCGCCAGATGTAACCGATCGGGAAGTCTACCTTGTTGACTTCAGCTACAAACGTGACGTCGTAACTGAGATGGTCTCTAAGGCTTCTCGGGTGGTGCTGATTGACCATCATAAGTCGGCTCTGGAAGACCTCAAAGATTTGCCGGGTCTGCATTACTATACGGATATTAACCGTAGTGGTGCTAAGCTGGCTTGGGACTTTCTGTATCCCGGAGAAGATGCTCCACAGGTTCTGAAGCATGTTCAAGACCGAGACCTGTGGAAATTTGAGATACCTCGCACCCGAGAGATCTCTGCATACGTGTTCTCCCTAGAGTACACTTTTGAGAACTGGGACATAATTATGACTGCTTCCCCAGTGGAGATTATAGCCATGTCGCATGCGGGTCTCGCAATCGAGCGTAAGCATCATAAAGACATCGGAGAACTGCTTAAGTCTGTTCATCGTCGCATGACTATTGGTGGTTATGAAGTTCCGGCGGCTAATTTGCCGTACACGATGAGCAGCGATGCCGGTAACATTATGGCTCAGGGTGAATCGTTCGCAGCCTGCTACATGGACACGGCTACGCATCGTGTATTTAGCCTGCGTAGCACTGATGACGGCGTTGATGTGAGCGTGATTGCTGCCGGATACGGCGGTGGTGGTCATCGCAATGCGTCTGGGTTCAAGGTTCCTCGCGACCACGCACTAGCAAAGGTGTAAACATGGAAGACTACGCAATCTACGAAGTTGAGAATCGAGATGAGTTCTGCGCAGCTATAGTAGCAGCCTCGCAGCCGACCCGACAAGAAGCTAAAGTCTTTCCGTTTCGCATCTACTTGCTCGGCACGACGTTCAGTTATACCGCGCATAACGGTCTGACCGAAGCTGTAGCTGAGAAAATGGCTAAGCGTATCGGTCGAGTGTCGCAAAAGATGTTTCAACCTGCGGAGGAAATGTGAAACCAACACAAGAGCAAGTAATTGCATGGGCGCGGGAAGCGGGCGATGATTGGTCAGATACTTTGCCATCAGATAGGGAAGTTCTTACGCGGCTTGCCACCATCGCCTATGAAGCAGGTCGCAAGGATGAAGCTGAGATTGCTGTAGCAGAAGCATACCGTTGCGGGTACGACGCAGGTCGCAAGGGTGAGAATGAGGCGTGTGCGAAAGTATGTGAAGACTTGCCGGGGTTTGATATGGACGACCCCGGATCGACTACCGCCGAGGCTATTCGCGCAAGGAGAGAACAATGAAATTTCGTAAAAAGCCTGTCGTCATCGAAGCAACGAGATGGTTTAAGAACGGCGACCATCCGCTTGATTACGGCAAGGATCACACTGGGTTCGATAACACTACCTTGCGTACATTTACTGCAGCAGAACGACGCGAGAACCAATGGGAAGGTGACATCGTTCGTTATTACCGTAACCCGTACGTCCCCGGAGAAAAGCCATGCGAACACTGCGGGCAGATCATGCACAACCACGGCTGGATCGACACGCTTGAAGGTGGGCACATTGTGTGCCCCGGCGACTGGATTATTACTGGTGTGAAGGGCGAGCACTACCCATGCAAGCCAGACATATTTGAGCAGACGTATGAGCCAGCAGGAGAGAACAATGACTGACAAACAACCCGACGCATTGAGGCTGGCTGAACAGTTAAGCAAAGAAATAGTAAGGACGGTGCATCTGGACTTGATGCACCACCAAGCCGCAGCAGAACTACGCCGACTGCATGAAGTGAATGCGGAGTTGGTGGAGACGTTAGCGGAAATTGCTGAATGGACTGAACGATACACAACGCCGGGTCATCCGATCAGCACCGTAGCTCGCGCAGCACTCGCCAAAGTAACCGGAGAAGAACAATGACTGACCGCTTAATCCGCATCAAACAGTACGAGCAAGCAGCCGACGACAAGGTATCTATAGGCGGTATCAAGTGGCTACAAAAATGGGATGTTTGCATTCAATGCAATAGCGCAGAGGAAGCAGAACGAGTACGCCGTATTGCACTACAGCTTTTTGAGAAACCTGAAGATAGGGGATAGCAGTTATGACTAACCTACGAAAAGCAGCGCAGATGGCGTTGGATGCGTTGGAATCTGTGTTTGAAGGTGATGATAAAGGTGCTGAATATTGGACTGTAACTGGTGGCACTTATGAAGCTGTTGAATGTATGAACGCCATGAGAGCCCTCCGCGCCGCACTAGCGCAGCCAGAGCAAGAGCCGGTGGCGTGGCTATACACCAACAAATTAGGGGGAAGGCAGGTTTCCTTGATTGAGCCGCTGCCGAGTCTGAAAGATCAGTACCAACCCCTTTACACCATTCCGCCACAGGTTAACGCCTTTAATCCTGACTGGGATGCAATACCCGTGATGGTGGAAGAACAGCAGCGCATGGCAAAACGCATAGAGGAATTAGAATCTCAACTTGGTGAGGCTATGTGGGGTTATGGCGAATGGAGAAGGAAAGCAGAAGCGTTGGAGCAGGCAAACCACCACAACATTCGCCCTCTCTACACCGCCCCACCACAGCGCGAATGGGTCGGACTGACGGATGAAGAACGTGACGAACTATGTCTGGGTGATGAGGCTATCGCCCGCGCCATCGAAGCCAAGCTGAAGGAGAAAAACGGTGCCTAAGCGTGAAAAGGTTGATCTACACTGGTTAGCTATAGTGGACGCCAACCGCGCAGGAGTCGTAAAAGCGTTATCAAGTATTGAAGCCGGTGAGGTTGATGAATTAGAATTGGAAAAACTGAACAATTTCCTCCAGTTTTCCTTAGCATTGATGGAGCTTTGTGGTCCAGAAAAGTGGGCGAGAGCTAAGTTAAATGCAGAACTTATGAGTTATTTGAAAGAAAAGTGATGAAAGATTACCGACTAGCCGAAAACCGATCAGAATACTTTGAAAATCTCTATAAGCTGAACCTTACGCATGGAATTATGCCGGGTTTGGTGTATCTTTATATGCCTGCTCTGGCGGAGCGTTACGGTTGGGGTGCGGAGCAGCGACTGTTCTTCGCATTTCTGAACGGTCTAACGCAGAACCCAATAACCTCGTTGCGGCTGTTTAACCGTTTAGGTGGCGAGCTTCCTCCTGCCGGAGCCAGACTCACGCAGTTCGACGCATGGTTCAATGAAAACTGGGACACGCTGCAATTTGACACAGACCGTCGCTACCAGAAAAAAGACACGGTAGACGCCATAAAGAAATACGCGCAGCTGGTACATGAGCACGGCTCGCAGGAGAAAATGCTAACTCGCAAGCCATATAAAGATCTGTGGAAATTGGTACGTGAGAACTATTACTCTTTCGGTCGCCTATCTTCGTTCAGCTACCTTGAATACGTCCACCTGAACGGTTGTGGAGCCGACTGCGACAACCTGCTGTTTGAAGACAAGTCGGGCAGCAAGTCGCACCGCAACGGTATGTTGTTCCTGCTCGGTAAAGATGAGTTGGTTTGGGATAAACGTCTGCCGAACGGTCAAGACGGTAAGTATCCTAATTTCAAAAAGATGTGCGAGTATTTGTCTACTACTGCGGAAGATTACCTCACCCGGTTCGCGAAGAATCACCCAGAAGTTCCGGAAGTTAGTAAGTTCACCCTTGAGAGCAACTTGTGCACTTTTAAGAATCATTTCTTCGGTCGTCGGTATCCTGGAGTTTACGCCGACATGGCGTGGGAGAGGATTGAGTGGGCAGACGCTCGCGGACAGCAAGAACACACCGAAATATTCAAAGAGATCCGTGCTGAGAAACTGGAACCATGGTTGCGTGATGAATGTTGGGATAAAAAATTGACACTCAAGCAGAAAGCGGCTAAATTTGCAGAAACAGGTTATCCGCACCGGGGTGAATACTTCTTGGAGGAAAAATGACTAACCTACGAGAAGCAGCGCAGATGGCGCTGGATGCGTTGGAACAGTTGCAAGGTGGATGCACTGATTCTAACGATGGCACAGTTGAGGCGATTACAGTTTGGTGTCCAGAAGTAATCGAATCCCTCCAATTAGCACTGGCAAACGAGTTCAACCCTGACCGGGATGCGATGGCTGTCATGGTTGAGGAACAGCAGCGCATGGCGAAGCGCATTGAGGAACTGGAAGCCAAGCTGAAGGAGCCGGTCATAGACAAAACAATGGCTATCCGCATCGCCACGCAGCTAGGATGGGAGCCGAAACGGGAATGGCAAGGGCTGACGGATGAGGAGCTTGGTGTGTACACCGACAAGCTAGAAGAATTTGCCCGCGCCATCGAAGCCAAGTTGAAGGAGAAGAACACGTGAACCGGATAGTTAATATTCGAGGGTGTAATGGCTCAGGAAAAACGACTATCGTGCGTCGGTTCCTTGAGAGACTGCCGACCGTGGCTCTCGGCGGTAAACCGGGACGCCCAGCAGGGTATCAGGTGGATGCTACTGAGTGGGGTGTTCAAACCCCGATCTACGTGGTTGGTAGCTACGAGAATGCGTGCGGGGGAACTGACGGCATAAAGACCCAGGATGAGATCGTCGAGCGAGTCCAGCAAGCATATGCTCACGGGCATGTGCTGGTTGAAGGTCTGCTGATGAGTAAAAGTTCGGATGGCGGCACCACGGCACCCGCCCTACGAGATATGAACGCTATTTTCGCATTCCTCGATACCCCGTGGGAAACCTGCTTGGAGCGCGTTTTAGGTCGCCGTGCCGCAGCGGGTAACGATAAACCGTTTGACCCCGAGAAGACCATGAGAACTGCCTATGAACAGTGCCATCGTTCGCACGAACTGCTAACTCTAGCGGGTGGCTACGACGTGCGCTGGCTGAACTGGCAAGACCCTATAACTGAAGTCATAGGTTACTTGAAAGAGGCTGAAAAATGAGTTACGATCTATACATCCGGCGCGGTGTCCTCGTTAACACCGATCCGCAACGCCGTTGTTATAACGGGTGTCATTTTTCAAGTCGAGTTGACTGGTCTGAGTGGGAACGGTGGCTGGGAGATTACCCGACACTCGAGCAGGCCGAATACGCAGCTAAATTGTTCTCCCGGGAAAACCTGCAGTTCAAAGTTGTGGAGGCTGAGAAATGATTGAATCCTGCCCGTTCCCTCGCCCAACAGCTGAAAATGTCTGCTCGACTGAGGCAGTATTGTACTTCACGTGGGAAAGAGAAGTTATTCGCATCGTCAAAGAGAGAGGTGGAGAGGCTCCGTGGACAACCGACCCTATATTCCAGCAGTACAAGTTCACGAATATTCGTCGCCGGGATGATCGTATATCCAAGTGGATTATTCGCGAGATAATCAATCTGAACCTGAAAGACAAGAATCTTTGGTTCACACTACTCATAGCCAGATTGATTAATTGGCCACCGACGCTTGACAGGCTTCTGTATGAAGATATAATACCGTGTTCTCCGGAAGATTTTGACGCCGGGGCATTCTCTAGGACTATAGAGAAATTCAAGAAAGAATCACCTAAAGTGTTTGGGTCGGCGTACATGGTCTACCCGACCAAAATGGAGATCGGCAAATGCAAATCGTATCTACTTGGTAAATACATCATTGGCTCGGCGATACAACAAGCCGATACTATATCTTACGAATTGTGGCGGGATGACGAAGGCTGCACGATTGAAAAATTCGTATCGATGCTTTCAAGTTGTTTTGGGATTAGCGCATTCATGGCCGGGCAGGTGGCTGCAGACCTGACTTACGCCAAAGGACACCTCGACAACGCAGAAGACCTGTATACTTATGCGCCGATCGGTCCCGGTAGTAGTCGAGGACTCAACTACCTGCTCGGTAGGAAGCCGTTCGCGGGATGGGAACAAGAAGCATTCAACAACGAATTGATAAAGATTCGTAAAGCGATAGAAGACAAATTGAAAATAGATGATTTAACTTTACACTGCGTTCAGAACGTCATGTGTGAATACAGCAAATACTGCCGGGTGGTTCTCGGCGAAGGTTCACCAAAAACATTATATAAGCCAACAGAGGAGTTCTAATGGAAATCACAGTACGTAATGTCAATCAGGCATTCTCTGAAATGTTCTGGCGATTCAAGGTTGAAAACCTGAAGCCTGAGCCGACCCGGAATGGTCCCGCACTGGTTTATCCTGTGCCGGTGACGACGATCTACACCAATCCTCGTGAGCGAGTGCTGTTTCATCAAGGTAGAGATGCGAATCCTATCTTCCATTTGCTGGAGTCTATCTGGATGCTCGCTGGTCGCCGTGATGTAGCCTTCCTGCAGCAGTTCAACAGCAAGATTGGTCAATATAGCGATGATGGTGAAAACTTCAATGCCGCTTACGGTCACCGGTGGCGTCATCACTTCGGGCACGACCAGCTACTAGAGGTTATCCGGGTGCTTGAGAAAGACCCTAACTCTCGGCAGGCGGTGGTGCAGATGTGGGATGTTGAAGATCTGACGAAGTCGACCAAGGATAAAGCATGCAACATGCAAGTCATCTTTGACACCCGGAAAGGTGTATTAAACATGACGGTCATTAACCGTAGCAACGACATGTGGTGGGGGGCTTACGGTGCAAACGCTGTGCATTTCAGCGTCCTGCAAGAGTTCGTTGCCTACGCTCTGGGTCTGTCGGTCGGAGTCTATCGTCAGTCTAGTCACAATCTACACCTATACACAGAACTATACGATGTGCAGAAGTACCTGGATAACCCGCCCAATAACTTGGCATACGATGCATATGTTGCGAATGAGGTGGAAGCGTTACCGCTGTTTGAGGGTAGAGACTATTTGACGTTCTTGTATGAATGCGAAGTGTTCTGCGACGACCCATTTAACGGGGATGTTGAATATGAGAACCCATTCTTCAGCAAGGTGGCGCAGCCTATGGCTATGGTCAGCCGGGTGCGTAAGCTGAAGCAGGGTGACGGTCGCGAGTTTGCTCAAAAAATTAGAGCCTCAGATTGGCGCAAAGCGACGTTCGATTGGATTAATCGCCGCGAAGCTGCTAAATTGTAAAAAGCAATTGCATTCGGCAGGGTGATTTGAAAATACAATTTGCCCTGCCAGCACTGTTACGGGCTATAATTTTTAGTATTCTGGGGACGCTGGTGACGTCGGTTCGGAATCAAATGATGCATACGTCACCTGACCAGCCGCGAGGTCATTGAAACCGGCACCTATAACTGCTAACTGAGGAATTTATGCGCAAGACTATCGATTTCATTGTAGCTGGGGCGTCTGTGAAAAGATTTCACACTGTTCCCACGATCCAGCAGGAAACTGTCGGTCATCATTCTCACTGCGTCGCGCTGCTCTGCACGCTGTTTGATCCACACGCAAGTCGCGAACTCATCACCATGGCGCTTCTGCACGACCTGCCTGAGCAGGTTGTCGGCGACATCCCTTCCCCGGCGAAACGAGAATTAGATTTCGCGGATCGCTTGGAAGACCTGGAGCAGTCAATATTGCAACAAGGTTTCGGTTACGTGCCGAACCTGACTAAGCGAGAAGCAAAGACTCTTAAGCTGGCAGACATTGGTAGCGGTGCGTTGTTTTGTCTGCAGGAAATGCGCATGGGTAACTCTATTATTGAACACGTATTCTGGCGTTACCTGGAATACGCGTTCGAATTGGATATAGAAGGTTATCCGCTAGAATTTTTTAACAAACTTCAGGAGATGGCAGATGAGTGCAAATAGAGATTCGGGGATATATCGCTTGAAGTTTCCTGACGGTTCAGCTTATATCGGCGCGTCTAAAAACATAACTGCTCGAGTTCAAACTCAATTGAGCTGGCTCAGGAAAAATAAAGGGCAGACCAAAGTTCTTCAGGAGAAATACGATGAGTTTGGGGAACCTGAATCAGAAGTTGTGTTATACTGCTCTCCTGAAAATTTAAGACTTTATGAAATGTTGGTTTTCAATATAACAGACAAGCCTCTTTGTCGTCCGGTTTCTGGTGGTATAGCCGGTAAAACTTTGAGCGCGGAAGCTAAGAAAAATATGTCTGAAGCCGCCAAACGCAAAGATCAAACTGGTCAATCCGCTCGGCAATTAGAAACTTGGGCGGATCCTGAAATTCGCGCTCGCAGGATAGCGGGAATGATTAAACATCACCAACGGAGGAAAAATGAGCAACGCTAATGATCGTCAAGTCGGGGGAGTTCACTATAAGAGCGACATCGCTCATTGGGATTACGTAGTAGCGAATGACCTCGATTATTTTCAGGGTCAGATTACGAAGTACGTGACTCGTTGGAAAAAGAAGAATGGTCTCACTGACCTGCTCAAAGCACAACACTTCCTTGAGAAGTACATTGAGGTCGTACGCAGCCAGCACGTTAAAGATATTGAGAAAATGTTTGACGATGGCTCAGAGCCGGGTCGCGGATACGTAAAGCAGGACTGATGAGCACCTGGGTATACGATACGGAAACGCTGCCGAATGCCACCCTGCTTTGCGCAATCGAGGTGGACACCGGTGAGCGTTTTCACATCTGGCGCGATGAGGAGAATGCGCCCGAGCGTCTAAGGCAGTTCATGATGCAGAAGGACGCCACATTTGTCGGATTCAACAGCAACTCCTTCGACAACCTTATCGTGTCTGCGTTTATAGCCGGTCGTACGGAAGCTGAGATAAAGCGTATCGCTAACGACGTTATTGAGAACCGGTTGTCGCCGTGGAGAGCGATGAACAAGCACATGCTGCCCGAGCTTCCGTATGATAGTATCGACTTGATTGAGGTGGCTCCGTCGTTCGTAGGTCTTAAGGCGTATGGCGCTCGCATGCATATGGAAGTCTTACAGGACATGCCGATAGCGCACGACACCGTGATTACGGAAGAGCAGAAGGTAGAGGTATTGTCGTACTGCTGGAACGATTGCCTGACAACGCAGGAGCTGCTCCGCAATCTTGAGAAGGAACTGCTGCTACGCGTAGACATCTCTAAGCAGTACAACGTGGACATGCGTAGTAAGTCTGACTCTCAGATGGCTGAGCAGGCGTATATAACGTCGATGGGGTTGCGCCGTAAGGACAACAAGGTTCCTGAGACTGTTACCTACACACCACCCAAGTTCTTGCAGTTTGAGAGCGAAGTTTTGAGCGGTCTGCTGCACCGGGTTTCTAAGCACGTGTTTGAGATGAATCGCGGCACCGGGCACGTTGTACTACCGGAATTCTTAGGAGGAGAACAGATTGAGTTCGGACATGGGAAGTATCAACTCGGTGTGGGAGGAATCCACAGCACTCATGACAAAAAGATCTGTCACGTTGCCGGAGAAGACATCATCTGCGATATCGACGCTGCTAGCTTCTATCCCAGCATCATCCTGGAATGCGGATTCGTACCAGAAGGCCTCGGTCAGCGGTTTGTCGATGAATATCGTTCAATTTACGAAAGACGACTTGAAGCTAAACGTGCAGGAGATAAAACAACCGACGCTACCCTGAAGATCTCCCTTAACGGAACCTTCGGAAAGCTGGCATCTAAATATTCCGTATTGTACGCACCGGATCTGATGCTTGCAGTGACGTTGACAGGTCAGTTTACCCTGCTAATGTTGATAGAGAGGTTAGAAAACGTGGGTGTAGAGACGTTGAGCGCCAACACTGATGGTATCGCTATTAAGTACCCAAAGACGCTAGAGAAGGACGTTCAGAGGGTGGTGTCTGAGTTCAGCGAATTGTCTAAGTTCTCATTTGAGTTCACGCCGTATCGGGTGTTAGCCATGAAGGATGTGAATAATTATTTCGCTGTCAAGCCTGACCGCTCGCTCAAAGTTAAAGGTATCTACACTCCCGCGATTGAGAGAAAGAATGGCAAGGAAACGTTCAATCTTAAGAAAAATCCTACCGCGCAAGTGGCGGCTGACGCTGTCGGTGCATGGTTGGCTGCTGGCGTACCGTTTGAAGACACGATTCGCTCGGCTCCGTTCGTGGATTTCTTGTCTGCTCGAAACGTCACCGGTGGTGGCGAGCAGTCCGGTGTCTACTTGGGAAAAGTGGTCAGATGGTACCAGTCCAATTTACCGAAACTCGAACCCATTCAGTATGCGAGTAACGGGAACAAGGTCGCAAAAACCGACGGAGCACGGGCTTGTATGGTGCTCAAAGACCGGAAGATTCGTCCACGAGACCTTGACTATGAATGGTACATCAACGAAGCTATAAAGATCGCAGTAGCCGTAGGATGTAAAAGATTTTTAACACCCGAGCAGTTAAGTAGAATAGCACCGCCGGAAAAACCAAAGAGGAAGCGTAAAAATGGAACTGGGGAACAGTAGAACGGTATGGGTGGTGCAGGTTGACAACACCAAAGATATGTCCGAGGCTAAAAAGTTCGGGCAATTGAAGGCTGTTTTCGGCAAGCCTCGCAAACCCTATGACACCGAGAATATGATCAGTCGCGCTCGCCATGTGCTCAAAGAATGGCAGTCCGGAGACTACCTGCTGATGATTGGCGACCCGGCACTCTGCGCTGTGGCGCTGGGCTTGGTGCACGAATTGACTGAAGTGGTGAATATTTTGAGTTGGGATAGGAATAGTTTCCAGTACATCCCGCAGCGATGGGATTTTAATCCCCATCACGAAGATTTCAGCATGGCGGACGACTAACCGCCAACATCTCAGAAAGGAGAAAACAAAATGTCTAATTGGCAAGATGCTCTACGTCGCGGTAAGCAGGAAGTTCCACCTCGGATTTGTATCTACGGTGGTCACGGTATCGGTAAGTCTACACTGGCTAGTCAGTTCCCGGCTCCGATTTTCATCAGCACTGAGGACGGTCTGGATTCGCTGGATGTCGTCAGCTTCCCTAAGGCTCAGAAGATCGATGATGTCGTGAATAGCATCAAGACGCTACTCAAGGAAGATCACGAATTCAAGACTATCGTGATTGACAGTGTGGATTGGCTGATTGAGCCACTGATCGTGTCTAACGTGGAGAGCACGCACGACTCGAAGGAACTGGCCTATGGTAAAGGCTCCATGATGATTGCGGAAGAGTTCCGCGAGATTCTTCAGGGACTGGACGCGCTCCGACTCCGCAAAGGTATGAATGTCGTTCTGATTGCGCATTCGGCGGTGGTAAAGTTCGAAGATCCGCGCACCGAACCGTACGATCGTTACCAGCCAAAACTGCCGAAATTGTGTAACGCACTACTCATGGAGTGGGCAGACGTATTGGCATTTGCAGCATTTAAGGTGATCATTCGCAAGTCTGACGCCGGTTTCAACAACACCAAGAAT